AGAACCATTTCTTGCAAAGGTTGGTTCCTCTTGAGGAGCTTCTCCAGGTCCCATCCCTCCCTGTGCTGCCGACATAAGAGTCTGACATACAGCTAGAGCTGCTTCGCAGTTACCTGTTTGCACTGCCTGTGCTGCCACTTGAAGAATCTGTTCCATAGGATTACCTGCTTGTCCGCCTTCCGGTGCTCCTTCAGCAGGTGTGCCTCCTGCTGCGGGGTCTTGTGGTACAGGAGCTGCACCACCTTGTTGCATAAATCTAGCTACTTTACTTTGAATTTTCATAATTATGTTAATTTAAAGATTGAATTGTGTTTATTATCTCTTGCAAGTCATTATTCTTATAGTTATACCTTAAAACATATAACTTACAGTTATTAGCTTTACATTTCTCTAGTTTGTGACTGTCTCTTTCAACAGTTTTATTATATCCAATTACTCCTCCAAACTTAGCCATAGGTTTATAATGCTGCTCTCCATTATATTCTATAGCAATATTATATTTAGGTATGTAGATGTCAAATCTTTGCTTACCTAGCCAATCCAGACTATATTCATATAATATTTCCAAATTTGGAAGCTCGTTACACAACCTGTTATATAGATTATATTGTGACTTATATAAACATTTCGGACATCCTCTGCCTGATAGGTGTGAGTGAGGAGTCTGGTAGAACTCACCATGAATAGGGCATACTATACAGACATTGACTCTATTAGTAACATATGTAACTTTAGAGTAGTCATATTTATAATTATGTACTTTATTAGCTTTCTCTATAAACTTATCAGTACTATTTCTGCATTTCTTTCCTACAAGTGCTCTAGCACATTTTGGACATCCATGCCCGTTGAACAAATGAAGCGGTTTAGCTTCAAACTCATGAGAGCATACGTTGCATTTAACTTTAACTTTGGTTTTAGCATCTATATATTTAACTTTAGATATGTCTAATTTATCACCGAATGTGTTTGTCAGCCTAGTTATGACTTCTTCTTGTGTTAAGTACCTACCCATAACATTGTATTTGACTACAAATTTAGTGACTAAATTAGACATATCAAAGCTAACCGTTACTATTGTTATTTACATCAATGTAGATAGTAATTATATTAAAATACTATGGTTACTATTCAGGAGCCTCCACATATTCAGGCTCACGTTCATCTTGCTGTTTTAAATAGGTAAACATCTTCTTCCCGAGTGCCTTATAATCTCTATCTGCCTTAGATTTATCTGCTCTCTTGGCCATACGAATAAGAGTTTTAGTATTCTTTCTACTAAAGATTCTCTCTCCTCCATTTAATTCCATCTGAGTGGAACCATCGGGAGCTATAACCTTCATAGTTGGTACCTCGTCATCATCGTCTATGTCAAGCTCATCTCCTTCCTTAATTCCAGAACCTTGGTTTACTTCTAATACAAATTGCACATCGTCTTCTTCAGCAATAGTTTCATTGTGCGGTTGTCCCTTATAAACTGATATTACTTCAAAATCTTCATCAATAAATATTATATCAAGTGGAATGTCAGTATCTTGCATCCAGAAACCAACTGTTTGAGGTTCATCATATATGAACAGCATACCTTCATCTTCAGCAAGCTCTTTCTTGCCTTGCAATCCTTTGGTCTTCTCCTCATCTGTTTGAGCTACCTCTACATTATACTTCTTATCGCCAATTTCTATTCTCATTCTACTACCTCCATTAGACCTGTATTGTCAACAGTGTTATTAATAATTTCATGTGCAAGTAATTTGCCAGCTTCTATAGCCGCGTCATCGCTTCCGTCCTTCATAAGTTCTTCTAGTTTCTTAGTGACTTCTAACCTGAAGATGATTTCATTACGCTCAATTTCAGCATGTTGCTTCAATTTACCACCTTCCTCTTCCGTTACTACAGGTATTCCTTTACTAGTTACTTGTTCATACTCTGGACTAATATCCTCCAAATGATGCTTGTGTGCATGTAATGCTCCGTCTGGAATTACATTGACTGTACCTCCCTCTGCGAACTTCTTTGGAACATATTTATAATAATCTCCAGACATATCTAAATCATAAGCGTTTCTGAACTTTATTGCTTCTGGGTCTTTAGAATTATACCACTCTAATTCATATTTAAGAGTTGGATGATTCTTAGCCTTCATAAATTCATAGATACCTGTTTTAGGATTTAGATAGACAGAGTTTAGGTGATTCTTCCCATTCCTTAAATCTTCTACACTAGATGTTCTCCAGGCCTCTAATTCCTCCTTAGGAGCTAACTCAAAGGCCCTTCTAAGATTATATGAAGTAGTATCGTTTCTATCAGAAGGAACAGTTTCATACCAAGACTCAAATGTTATCTTAGGAGCCGCTCCTGTAATTCCGTCTACCTTACCTCCCTTTTGAAGCTTATTAACTTCTCTAGCTTTATTAAGAACTTCTCTAGCCCATTGTGATTCAGCATCTAGTATCTTCATTCCGTTTCTACCAACTGCCATATTTCTATAACCTCCACTAAGTGCTAGTTCGTTTCTAAGACCAATTCCACTATAATTAGAAGCTGCAAATGCATCTTGTGCTTCTTGATTAATATCAGATACCAAATTCTGCTGCCGTTTAGCTTCTGCTATTTGTGCATTAGCTTTACGTCTAGCCTTACCACTGAAGGCTCCGTACTTCTTACCACTTTTGGTGAGAGCATCATCTACCTTAGCCATTGAACCTCCATAAGCTGAACCTTGCTGTTCCCAGGTTTCGTTATCTTTATAAATAGTATCAGCCTTCTTAGCTCCGAAAGCATTTACTAACCCCATTGGAGTTAACTTCATAAATTTACTATCAAGAATCTTATCAGTAGTAGTCATTTGGTCGGTTCCTACTCCTAAAGCTGTAAGTCCATCTGACAACATACCACCAATCTTCATTGCCCCTCCAACGATAGTTCCTACTCCAGGTACACTAGAAATCATATTAGCTGCTGCATCATATCCCTGATTTAAGCCAGTAGTAAGTGCTGATTGCTCCTTCTTCGGAATAAAACTGCCAATCATATCAGCATAGCCTCCTGCCTTAGACATGGTGTTACCGATATTTGCTTTACTAAACAGCCCTCCACCAGGTTTAACAGTACTTCCAGCAGTTCCAGTTGCCATATTAGCAGCTGATTTAGATAATCCATTGACAGCTTTATTAGTATTAGCATTCATTAGTAATGCCTTAGAAGCCATGTCACCACTAGCCGCACCAGCTTGTAATAAAGGATTATTGGCGGGAGAGAATTTATCGAAGTTAGCGGATTGTAATCCAGTCATTGCTGTATAGAGGTCGCTACTAGACTGTAGGGGAGTTATACTCCCCATACCTTGTCTTAATAGCGAATTTCCCCATTGGAATTTCATAATTTTATGCATAACTTATTGTATATAATGTCTTTAATGCTGTTATTATTGCTAACTCTTCGCCAGTATATCTTACTCTAATCTTGATGTATTTGTCTCTAAGTCTTGCTTCCTTCCTACCACTCCACCAATCAGATGTGTCTATATCTTCAGGTCCATATCCTAAGTCTATTAAATCTTGAGGCATATAGTCTTCCACAGGAGTTTCTGAAGTTATATCAAATCCTTTTAAGTCGTTTGGTATAGGAGAATTACCTACAGAGATAGGAACCTTATCTATAGTTTCCTTAGTAAGTTTTGCTGTATTCCATGCTGGCTCGTTTCGCTGTACAAAGATAATAGGATTAATTTGAATATTCCAAACATCTCCTTGATAATTCATATTTCCTCTTAATCTTCCAATTCTTGGGTCTTTAATATCAGCAGCCTTAGCATGAGTCCAGACTCTAAACTCATCTAGCTTCTCATTATAAACTATTTCAGAACCTGATAGATTAACATAATCCTTATTAGGAGCAGTCTTACCTTTGTAGTAATCCTCAATCTCATTAAACGTATCTACTCTAGCATAGTATAATGGGAACAGTGTAGATTTCACTTTCTGTCCCGTAGGTTTCCAGTTTCTAAGAATGTCTCTTTGCTTACCTCTTAGGTCTAAGAAATTCCTGTTGTACAGTATATCAGAACCATTATATTGATAGAAGTCCTTAGTAGCTTCTTGTCTTATATACATGTTCTTCTTGTCCTCATGGAACTCATAGCTCTCACCTACTACTTCATAATGGAATGAGTCCGGAACAGCCTTGTTACTTACAATTTGCAAGTTCTCGAATATCTTATGTGTAGCTGGGTTATCAACTACTACAAATTCATACTCAAATGGATGTTGCTTACCATACCAATAACATGGTTTAATCTTGTCCTTAATATCAATGATTCCAGACTGACCATGTTTCCAGAAGTCTGTTGTTAAGTTCAAACCTTCATTAATTCCATTGTCTAGTACCTCTTGCTTAGTTATAGCAATTGATGATTGATACAAACCTGCATTATATGTCACGTAATCTTTCCATCCAGCAACATAATCATCTAAGTCTTGTGGTGCAGATTCTGAAGAGTATAAATAATCTATAGTACACTGTAGATTTAGTTGCACAACTGGAACTGTCCATTCAAAATCTTCTTTTAAAGCTAAGTACGACACCTTATTTTGTTTCTCTCCTTCAGTAATAATCTTAAAATGCTTATACATTCCAAAATTATCTTTAACTATCTCATATGTAAGTTCTATCTCTAGACCAGTATTTTGGGTGTTCGGAAGAGACCTATTAACAAGCCCTAGTTTAGTTAACTTCATGTCATCCTTGGTCTCCCAATCGTCTATGACAACATTACTAAGAACTATACCATCAGCAGAAGTCGATAAGCTGCCAGAAGATGCCAGTTTACTAATCCATTTAGAGGTGTCTCTATTAAAGCTAAAATGAATATTGTCAATGTTGGCAGAATAAGAGGGAACCCAAGAATAGAACGTAATAAACTTCTGCATAACTTCATTATAACAGATGTTCCACACTTTCTCTTCAAATCCGTATAAATCATCGTAGAAAGTGAACATGACATCTTGTTTGAATGCATTATAATGACCCTTAACGTTTCTAACACCTATAATAGGTGTCATTTCCCTTTCACTTAGTGTAATATTCTCATTTAAGAACTCCTGTATCTTAAAATCAGATATAATTTCAAACTGGTCTCCATTAGTTCTCCAAATCTTCTTTCCAACTGTATCCACTCCATAAACGAAATATGGGGTCTGTACGACACTTTCCGGCCACTGAGTACCATAGGTATCTGACAGCATTTTTGGATTCTCTGGAAGCACATTAGAGGTGTTAATGAAGACATTTCCGCCTGAACCTTCACCTGCTACAGCACGTTCATTAACTGGAATTAAAGCTATACCATGCTCAAATATACAAAGAATATTACCAAACAATTCAATCATCTTCATAATTCCTCCGTAAGTTCTAGGATAGTCCCTATAGTGAGTCATTTGGAACACTCTAAATCCATTCTTAAATGCATCTCCTACTGATATATCTGAGTACATAATTCTGGTGTCAAATCTATTTTTTATATACGGAACATCAGGCAGTGTGAATGCCTGCTTCTCACTGGTTGTGCTGCTATAACCTCCATTAATAACCGAAGATTCGGGTATCTTAGTTGCTCCTGCTGGACTTAATTCTTGCAAAGGGTAAAATCCTCTCTTTAATCCAGTCAGCCCTTCTTCGGTAGGATAGCTTGGGTCTAAGGACCTAATGGACAGATTGTAAGAAGAACATACCTTAAACGTAATCCAGCTGCCTAACTGAATAGCATTTACATCACCTCTATTAATCTTTGCATTATTCTCAGTGTTCTCCGTATCATAATTATCTTTCCATGTATTCTCGTCTACGACTTCATCATTAGTAGGAGCTGACGGGTCCTGGAAGTTTCTATTCAGTCTATGAGTAAAGTTACATATATAGCAATCTCCTCTATAACATGGGACTGTGTAAGTATATAAATCACCTCCTGCCTTCTGCAATGACAGCAGGCTGTCTATATTAGCTAGACTTAGCCGACTACTAACAGAATAGTAAGGTGAATTATCCTCGTATCTAGTGTTAAAATATGTAGACATTTGTGCTTCAGAGTATCCTGGGATGTAGATGTTAATTATACTACCTATGGTTACTTGGTCTCCGATGATTCCTAGGTAGGGAGAGTAAGCTCCTCTAATTAAATTAGTAGCTTCTTTCTCTTTATTCTTAGATTCTATATATCTAAATCTAAATCCCTCTTCAGCTTCCCCAGCCCTACCTCTAAAATTGTAGTCTTCTACTGCCGCAATTGGGACGTTGTCTCCCACTCCTATTATTTTAGCTCGAGAGAATTGCTCTTCTCTCCTACCATAATAATTATCAACGTAATAATGTCTATCATTGTAAATATCTCTACTTAGAGTGGTCATAGACGGTTGTATGTCCGCCTTTCTAACCACATACTCTGTACCTGTGAACAAATGATTAAAGTAAGATTGTCTAACATCATACTCTGGGCAGATAGCTACTTTGGCTGACCTATTTACTCTAGCCATATCTGAGATTGTATATAATCTAGGTAAATAAGACTCATTCAACTTTCTATCATTATCCAAGAAACGTTCTGCTATGTAAGAACCACCATAATTTATTAAAGGAACCTCGGCCTCTAGGTCTCTAGGCATAACATATGCCTGCGCTAATATAGTCGGGATTCTCTTTTGTCTTACTATGAACAACCCTTGTACAAGTGTATTAAGATATTCAGAAACTTCAGTAGGTATTGCTATTCCAATACCATAAACCTTTCTGGAATCTGAATCAGTATTTATTCTAAGTACTCCTTTGGCGTTCTCCAAATAGCTGGTTCCAGATACATCAAAAGTCGATTCGTCTATAGGTATGTAATTACGAACCTTCTCATTATTCTCATATTTCCATAGGTCACTTTGCAGGTAGGCAGATTGCAATTCCTCGAATTTTGGGATTCCGTTTTTACCTCGTATATTATACACTGGCGACAATGACCCGTCTTTCATTATATATACTACACCGAATCTGTAAATCTCCTCATTCCAATAGCCAACTTTATTATATATGTTTAACGTGTTATAGTATTCATGGCTATAACTCTGGTCAGACAAATCAGAGTAATCGTAAGAAGTCTTACCTATGAATCTTTCTGAATCAGATTCTATTAAATATGGTAATAGTCTCAGGCTAATGTCAGATAAGTCCTTGTACATCATATCTGGTTTACACGAATTGCCTAAAAACAGCATATTCTGACACACAGTTTGTGATTTAGCTTTGTCTATTATAGAGTACTGTATATTTATATCACTAACTGGAATGTCTTTTGTTTCCTCACTTCCTGTTATGATGACATTACAACTATTGTTTCTAACCGGAAACTTTCTATCTATTTCATGAGCTGTAACTACTCTATTGGAATCGACGTCTGATGTGCTTCTAGTATAATAAACTTTTATATAATCATAACTGCTATCTATATCAGATACAGTTAGAGATATAGACTTACTAGCTAGCTGGTCCCTAAAACCTCCGTCAATAGAGAATGGGTCCCTATCTCCTCCAATGAAACAAGAAATTATTCCTGACTCTCCAACAAAGTCTGTTTCATTGCCGTCAGCATCCGCATATTTTATATATATTACATAATTACCAACTTTAAGGTTGCCAGAAGGCAATACAGAGTTAAATGTGATGGTTGGAATTGTGTTGACCCTTTTATACAAAGATGTATCTAAATCAAATTGTTCACTATCGTATAGATTGGTATCATTATTACCTATTCTATCTACTACCTCATAGGTGTTATTTTGTAACACAGAGAATCTACTATTAACTAGTCTAGGGATATTCCTGTTGTCATTAAATATTAAATTTACAGAACCGTCATACGACGATTGTGCATCTATCTCAAGCGGATTGTTAAGACTAAAGTTAAATCTATCTGTATCTAAATCCACAATACTTCCTGCTTCTACTAATTCTCCGTTTATAACAGTATCAGACGAAAGTCTGTAATTACGCAACGGATTGTATTCGTATACTATATTTCCGTATGGTTGTATTTGATTCAAATAGTATGACAGTGACAAAGCTGGAAATTCTAAATCTATAAGCTCAAACGGACTTATAAAATCATTTAACTGTCTCATATTACGTAACGTTTATCCATTGTAAGTTGTTTGCAGATATAGAGTTAATAGCGCCTCCGAAAGAAATTACTGGAATGCCAACATAACAAAGCCTACTGTCATCACGTTCTGTATAGAAGTCTCTGGTCATTAAACCCATAGGATTTGACAGCAACGTAATTCTGCCTTCATGCTTACCTATTTTAAGATTTTGTAATAGGTCATAACCAGGCTGGCCAGCTATTCTAGGATTATATACGACTAAATCATTTCCATTCTTACCATAGTAATAAACTTGATTGTTTAGCAGTGTGTCGCTAAATATAACCCCTTCATCTGTTATAGCTACTATGGGGAGTGCTGATTTATTCTCTATGGACTGTAATCTGTTATATGTATCCACCATATCCTGCACTAAATATGTTCTTTCTGAAGTTTCCTCTACAGAGAATGGTTGTAGTTTAAAGTCAACGAACTCGAACAGTGTGTCTGCATCTATAGTATCATTTATTGAATCAGCAATAGTCTGCAAATTCTCCTTAATAGTCGCTTCATTAAAGAATCCCGATTTAGTACTAAACACACTATCTTGGCTATCCTCCTTTACATTCTTAAGTATTAAAGTGGTTGTTTGTAATGTAGCACTATACTTATTATTGTAAGTGGAAGTAATAAGCTCAGGTCCAAATAGAGGTTTAGTAACAGATTCCCCAAATTGAAGTAATACATATTTAAACAAATCGTAGACTACCGAAGTATAATCCCTTGACGGAGCTACACCATCCCAATACATAGCTGACTGCACATAATCATAGGAAGCTCCGTTGTACCACCATAACATCTCTACTCTAGTCATGTCTATAACTCCTGGGGCTAGATTGTCATAGCCATTGTTTGAATCTTTCTTCACATGGGCATCTCCGCTTATCATTCCGGCATTACCTACTACTATACATAAAGGGCGTCTCCCATAATATCCGTCTATAACTTCAACTACCTTAGACCTAGTTTTATTATTCAAATACTGCCAGCCCTTATCAGAATTGTCTCCGACATTCCTATCCTTATCACCTATAGGACATTCCATGTTATATCTACTAGTTTTAGTAAATTTGGGCATATGTCTCCATACAGTTTTAGCTTTCTTTCTGACGTTGAAGGCTACACCTACCCTAGCTATAGGACTCTTATCATTATTCTCATCTAGAAAGTCGTATCCAAATATCCTATTAAATTTATCTCCATTGTCTATAAATGACTGATATGGATTCTCAAATGTGTATGTATCTAACACAGTTCCTGATATAAGTCCTGACACTAGCTTTAAATTAACATCGGTTCTTCCTGTAGAATTGTCCATTACAGCTGTAAACTCTGGAGAACTAAAAGAATCCCAATCTATATTAACAGTAGGTGATAATTTACTATTCGCATGTATATATGCATCTAAGGAATTTATGTTTGCCATACTTCCCACGTATACTATATTAGGTATACTCACAGTAGCATCTTTTAAAGTATATGTGGTATTTATACTTTCTAAGTTTAGTGTGAATGGATAGTTGTCAATATCATTTATTGTAGTACTATCTTTTAACTCTATTATAGAAGAATATTTAGTATATTGATGAACTTCAATCTTCTGTTCTCCCCCAGATTCATTAAACAATGCAGAATATGGAGCAGTCTTAGTTTCTGATGTGTTCTGAATGCCATACGAAGTGCTAACTGATAAATCGACATTATTGTAGCTAGATATGGTATCTAAGTCTTGCCCGAAGTCTTGTACTCCAAAGTACAACTTATTATAAAGAGGTGTTGTTAATAACCACCTGTACTTGTTTAATACATTTCCTTTAACGGTTGTTATTACAACTCTAACTAAATATAAGTTACCATAGGCTAGTGTACTACCGAAAGCTAAAGTTTCAGTGAACACTCCGTTATAGCTTCTCTTCCTAGCCAAAGGATATTCTAGAATTACTTTCTCTGGGGAGGGGTTAAGAACATCATAGAACATGAATTTCACTTCTTGAATCTCGTCTCCAGTTCTGGGATATGCTTCCAAACCCCAAGTAATAGTGACATTGTCCTGTTCACAGAAGTACTTCCATGTGTTTATCTCTATTATTCCAGAACCTAGCAGGTCTAAATTAATAGACCCATTTACAGCTAATCCAGCTAATGCTCCAAACGTCATGTAGGGAGTAATGGTAAAGTTTATAATACTACTAGTATCGTTAACTACATAGCCTGCCGATTGTTCAGATATATAAAGGGAAGAGGATTCATTATAAACTGGTATGGAAGATTCTTCATTTATAATAAACGGAAGATAGAACTTATTTGAACTTCTTGTAGATGTAGTATTCAAGTCAAATTCAATACCTTTTATAAAGCTAGAGAAGTCTCCTTTTGAACCTTTAAAATCAGACTCTATACCATAATAGGACAAATATTTGCTTCTCATGGAGTCAGACATATCCGCAGGGTTGTCCTTATAATAACCATCTGGACAATTGTATTTATACGTAGTGTCGAATATAACCAAGGAGCTATCTTTTGGAACAGTTATTCCATCCACCTCTTCTGAGTCTTTATCAAGATTCTTAAGCCCGCTGACAGATACATCTAATGCTGATATAGTGTTAAGCTTAGTAATTATATACAACTCTCCTGATATCTTATTGTTATATGTATTAGCAGCATACCTCTCTCTAAAATTATCTACCAAGTCATCAGTTATTGTAGACTCTGGAATACATTGCATATAATACCCAGTGTTATATTTAACTTCAGGCAATGTAGTTGCATCAAACTCTATAACCTTATTATTCTGGTCTATTCTCTTCAATTGACTAGTAATATCTCTAAGGTTATTATTAGAATCAAACACAGCCACTGTTATACTCAATAGCTTATTCTTAGGGCTTGTTATTTTGCCCTCTGTAGTATTAAGACAGTTACTAACAAAAGTCTTTAGAGTTTCTAAGGTAATATCGGAAGTGATTATTATAGAGAATTTGTCTCCAGAACGAATGATTGTATTACCTGTATCTCCGAACAGTTTGAACTTATATATGTACTGACCCTGATTCAATTTAAATTTAGAGCTATCTATTATTGGGTCTTTAGCTTTGTTTATTTCACTACTACTAATATTACGCTCTGGAGACGGGAATGAGCCAATCTGGCCCTTGTTAGTAAGAGGGTTATATGATGCAACATATATTATTCCTCCATATTCTTTAATTCCAACTGGAACATAGCCTGAAGGTAAATAGGCAGTTTCAACTCTACCATTACCCATATCATTCTGAAGCACAAATTCATTACCATTATAAGTAATCATAGTAGCATTCAGAGCACTTGTAAGTACATTGTTAGGAGTGGTTAATGGATTTAGGTCCATTATCATTCCATCTCCAAAGGTATTTGTTGCTTCTTGTTTCATTGTTATAAATATTCATAATTGTCGTTACTTACTAAGATGTCTTCAAACTTAGCATTTCTATCTCTTGTGAACGCTATCTCTGGATACTCACACTTAAGTACTTCTTTCTTATAGGAGAATCCTAAATCTACAAGTCCTTTGAATTTTATAATACAAGGACTGCCAGAGAATGATAGTTTACATTCGTCTAGAATCTTAAACACCTTCTTATTATTAAAGGTATAATATTTCCTCTTCCTGCCTTTCTTATTAAAAGATTCTAGTAATTCTTCATATTCTTCATTGGTTAAGGCTACATAGTAGTACCCGTCCCATTGAATCTTCTTTCTAGTATACATCACTCTCAACTTGTTCTGCATCTTTCTCCTGTAATATCTAAAATGCTTAATAGGATTCTTAGTTAACTCCCCTATATATAACCAATATTTATATTTATGGCTATTAAGGATTGTATCTCCTCCTCTTTGGTTTAAGAAGTATATTTGTCTCCAGCCATATCTAACAATAATTTCTATGTCATGCTTACTAAGATATGGAAATTCCTTCATTATTTCGTCTGTATAATCAGTAAACTTCTTAGTAGTATTGCATTCCATTGTTAGTATTCTCTGTGATTACGTTCTTATTAACAGGGTCTAGATAGGCCATCTTCTCCCTTTGTATCTCTTGATTCTTGTAAGTTAATACCATTCTATATCCGCAGAAATCAGAAGCTAGAAAGTCTACATCTTTCCACTTACCAAATCGTCTAGCTTCGGTAAACTCATTACCAGAAACTCTCTTCATGTATAACCAGGCATTTCTTCCTAAAGTTGGAAGCTCGAATCTATTGTTTCTATGTATAATATCATCAATTACTAGCTTAACTGCGTATTTAAACACTTGCTTAGCAATTACTTCTTTATGTCTATTACCTATTAACTCCTCACATGTCTTACTGTCCAAGTCAAGTCTGCTGGTATCAAAACCAGCAAACATGTCATGGATGTTAAAGGCATATCCTAAAGCATAATTCATATCATTCTATATATATTTCCAAACTATTTTAACACTATCTATCTCTCCAGAATACTTATACTTACCACTAGCGCAGCTAGAAATAGAATGAGAATCTAAGTTAAGTGCTTTAGCTGCTTTGGTCACAGAATCAAACCTGAACAATTCTGCTCCAGTATCAAAGGAATATCCAGCTACAGGCTTTCCAGACTTAAATCCTTTATTGTTACTTGCTAGTTGTTTCTTATCGGAAGCAGTAAACTTATCATGTGTATACCTAAACACTAAACGCTTTCCATTTAACTTACCAGTTGATTTGTATCGCCTGTTACATACTTTACATATAGCAGAATCGTCCAAATTGTATTTACTAGCTAAATACCCAACGGTTCCAGTGTCTAGGAGTATTCCATCCTCACTGTACATATTTACCACTTTAGGCTCGCCTCTAAAGGTAAGTTCTCCTCCAGGAGTAAGATTATATCCATTATGAAACGAATCATAAAATGCAACATATTTAACTTCTAAACCTCTTAGTGTAGCTATAACTGTTGTAATATCTGAACCTTCTATCTCTTCTACAATACTCCATTCGAAATTCTCTATGCCATACTTTCGTATAGCCGAATGAAAGTGAGTCTTGTACGTATTATCATTAGGATTGTAAGATGAATGTAAGTGTTCTTTCTTCCTCTCCTCAATCGTTTTAGTAGTTAATCCTACATAAGATTTACCACTTATAACACATGTACACTTATAGATGTATCCCTTAAACATTAATGTATAGGCTTGTATCCTTTATTGAATATCTTTCTATTCCAACTAGTTTTAGCATCTAAGATTTCATTCATGTCATTTTGACTTAAATGAATTGAAACTCTAGCTGCGTCACATAGTTTCAACCACCTCTGTTCCAATAATTGTGCTTCCTGTAGCATATTCTGGTTGTGATTCTTCCAACCTTCTTTAAATCTCTTAGTGCAAGCACAGTAGCATGCAATGGCGTCTTTCTCTTTATAATTGATTTCAGGTAACCCGTCCTCATCTACTAGAATGCCCTTATAGAGAATGTTTACCTGTCCGTAGTTCTTTTCAAAATATAAAGTATCCCCTACTCTTTCAAATTTGGCATACTTGCCACTTATATAGAGAGGGTCACTATAAAGCTTTCTTGATTCTATATAGTTTTCAGTAAACTGTGAAGAGTAATCTCCGTTTACTGTGTCATTCGTAACGTAATTCCACTCTTCAAAGCCATAAGTGACTGCTTCAATTATGTCACAGTTACAAGGTAAATCCACTGTATTGTCAGGGCATTGAATATCAGTAACATACCTGTATAATCTAGTTCTCCTGTTACCTATCTTATGCCAGGCAATCAGTCCAATTTCTTCGAACTCTTCAGGAGACAATTCTGTTCCGTAGAGCAGATTCATTTGATAGTAAGCTGAATTAAACGATTCTAGTGTCATTTAGGTACTTGGTCATTAGGTAAGACAGGAGCTGCGAGCTGCCTATAGTAACGAATCTTCTTTTCAGTTAGTCTCTTCTTAATTTCAGCATCAATGAATGTCATATTATTAATATCAACAGGGGCACAGCATCCGAACCAATCTAATTGTCTAGGGTCTTTTAATATTGCCACTACTGTTACTTTCTTTAATAATGGAGCATTAAATACAAAGCAATCGTACATGTTGTTCTCGTTAGGAGTTATATCAATCCACACGTATGGTTTATTCTTTCCTCTTACTCTATATTTATGATACTTCATTACGATAGGATTAGTGTAATATATAAATGGATTACTCATATCAGTAGCTCCTATATATTCTATACCGTCTTCTCCGAACTCTGTAAGAAGTTGTGGAATTTCAAAATGAGCAGTTAATGTGTCACATGGACTAGCATTACATCTACACCTTTCAATATTCTTACAATCAACTTCTATACAAGGTATAGTCATCAGTAAGTCCTTCTTAGGAACTAATCCCTTAATAAAATATTCCTTAATAATTTGAAGTCTTTCATCAACGCAATCATCCTCTAACTGTTCTAATGACATTGTTGGAGTGGAGCTATAACCTCTAAGACCACTCATTATGTCATTATATATGGCTGACGATAATTTCTCGTAATATCCCATATGATTATAATAAATAAAGGCGAAGGCGTATGACGCCCCCGCCTTCAATTACTGTTTTAAGTTGTTACGCTTTTAGCTCAAATTTAGCATCCGCTTCTGTTTTAGTATAAACATCAGCAGCGTTAGCCTTGCCAGTCTTCAATTTAGCAATTTCAGCTGCATTAGCACTACTAGCTTCTAGAGCTTGTTGTGCAGTTTCACCTGGAGTAACTTCTTGACCGATAGTACCTATCTTAGCAAGAGCTGCTTCAAAATCAGCTGCCAAATCTTGTTTAACATAGAATACATGAGTCGTAAGTGACCTTGTAACTTCTCCTACAGCATCTCCGCCCATAATGCCTCTATTAACGCAATAGTTAATAATATACTCATTATACTTAGCTCCTGGAACAGGAAGCTCTTCTTCGTTAATACCAGCAAAGCGTCTAGCTTCCATGGTCGGAAGTCTTAGGTCTTTAAGAATCATCCAGTAAGTACCGAATCCTTCTTTAGATTTCACAATAGTGTTTTGTCCATCATAGTCTGGGTCGTCAGCTGGAAGTGCTGTTGCAATTGTTTCAAACTCTCCGCCAACTAAAGCAGTGTTCAAGTCTGGATTGAATTTCTGAATTTCAGCTTTAGTAAATAGTTGATATTCATCCATTCCTTCAATAACAAGGTTGTTACCATTTGCACTAGCTTTAATCCAGTGGTCTCCATAGATAGTCTGAATCTTCTCAATTACTCTAGCTGCTTCTTTAGCAACATCTGCTGCTGTAGCACTTGCATTCTTAATTGCAAATTCATACATCAAAGGTCTACCTTTGAATACGAAGTCATTTGAGTAATAAGAGTTCTGGCTTCCAGATAGTCTGATGTAAAGAGCAACTCTATAATTACCTACACCTTGATTGCTCATAGTGAAAGTAACTTTACCAAGTACTGGGTCTGATGCTTCTTTCTTATAGATTGCTACTACGTTTGGTTTGAGGAATTTGTTAACTCTTTTAAATTCGAAGCTACCTACAACTCCACTACCAGTGTCTTCAGCCTGTGCTGACCATTTTGGTTTGCCACTAGAATCTAAATTAGAATTTACGATTAATGTGTTTGTCCACTTAAACATAATTTAAATAATTATTTGGTTTGTGTCTGTTGCTGAGCTGGATTTGCAACTGACGTTGATATTGGAATATGTGTTTGTAATCTAGGATTACCTTCGTTCTCCAAGATTATATGTACCAGCTCATTAATAATCTCGTGACACACGTAATCAGGAAATTCCATAATTTGGGATGTGTCTTCTGTCATATCCATCTGTTCTTGTGTCAATCGTATAGTTTGTGGAGCTTTCAGGTAGTCCACATATACTTTCTTTAACTCAAATAGAGTATGGTCCTTCCCGTACCGTATCTCCATTCTAACAGTAGAAGGATTACCGAAACGAATCTGTCCTTCTCTTTCTACTGTGGTAACAGCATTACTACCAATAGAAATTGTTCTTGGCAATCCACCAGTTACTTCTGTAGCATTAGTATCAGCATCTGTCTTAGCAGAACTAATATCGGTACCATGTGGATTATCAACAGCATCATACGGGTTAGTAGGATTGCTAGTATTTATGTCAACATTGTGTATGTAAAAATAAGGACGTTTATAGCTAGGTCTCATATAGATATTCTGAATGATTTGAGACCATGCATCAGATGTTAAACGGCTAGCTCCGACTTGAACTCTGGAGCCAGCGTTATAACATTTGAAAGTCTTCTTTAGTTCAAAATCACATACACAATTAAGTAAATGTAAGTAATCACTAGGTAATTCCACTTCATACGTCGCACCATATAGTGAATCAAGACCTTCTGTGTCTCCATAAGCGGACGTAGCAAGTGTTACAGGAAGGGCTATTGTAGCTTTCAGAACCCTAATGTCGTCAGTAGTCTGTTGGTTAATATCATATATATTATATCTCTTGTTAATATACTGATATATAGCCTTATTAAAGAAGTAGTTAAAATCCTCTAATAATAGAGTCATAGACTGTACTTTATTTACTTCAGTAGCGGTTCCTTCATAAACCTGTCTAGCAGTCATTATTTAATATATTTACCAGTTGAAGATGACTTCTTAGTCTCTTCATCTTTAATTTTGTTAGTAAAATCAGGCTCTGGTTGTTCATACAGTTCCGGATATGTGTCCCTCTTAATTAGTTCAAGAGTCTTTCTATTCTGCGGACTCTTCATCCAAGTAATAACTGCATCATCACTTGCGCCCAATGGTATTTGATTCTCACTATATAGATATACTTTATTCTTAACGTATATTACACGTTTGTCTTTAGCATCAATAAACAGAAGTCTAAGTGCAATGTCATCACCAGTATATAGATTAATAATCTTCTCTGGGTCCTTAGACGCAATGTTCATCAAGAAGTCTTCTACGTCGGCATCAGGAGCATTACGCATGTTACGTCCAAGCAATTTAGCCATTTTAAGTCTACCAGCAGCACCTTGTGGGTCTTTAATGATATACTCTTCAGCATCATGGATAAGACGTCTCTTATTAACACGCTTATTAGTTTCGTAACCAGGTCTCTCAACGTAAAGTTCAGCTCCTCCGTATCTCTTAGAGTCACCGTCAATCACTAAATTGCCATTCTTGTCACGTTGGTCACGAGACATAGCAATCATAGGACAGTGTTGAATAGAATACCATTCAGCTGCTTGCCAAGGGTCGTTAAGGTCAAATGTTTTACCGTCTTCAATAATAAATACACGGTTCTCTGCAATCAAGCATTTACCTTTGTCTTCTTCTCCTCTTAATAGCATATCACCTTTACTATCTACTGGTCTTACACAGTCCGGATATCTGCCTGTCTGTGGGTCTCTAACTGGATTAAGGAAGTACTTTTGTCCTACTTTACCGAATACACTTCTTAAGACAATTATGTTGTCTGTTTCATTAGCCATATTATTTCAATCATTTACTTAATATAAATTACTATCTTGTAAAATAATGTGAGGAAGGTCTATGCCTTCCCCACAATATCTACTTATTTAATTACACTTCTTTCATAATAAAGCTTCTGTATGGTGAGAATACACCAACACCAGAATAACCCCAGTTGATTAGTTTAGAAGCTGCTACAGGGCTAGAAACTACACCTGAGCTTAGACCATCAAGTCCACCAACACCTGGATATTTATTAGAGATGAAGTCACCACCTTTAAGAGTGAACATTTGAATAGCTGGTTCTCCACTTACTTTGTCAGCAGTCAAGTCTAACATTAGCATGAAGCCCTTGTCGCTACCCCATTCACGAGAGAATGTACGGTCAACCTTGAATGAAATTGTGTTACCACCGATTTCATAAGATTGGAATGTAGCACCAACGTCAACATAGCCGTTAGCTTTCTTAGACCACAGATAAGTTCCGCAAGTTTTGAATCTTGCAAGCCATTCTGATAGACAAGTTTGTACGTCTTGCCAAGCTTTCTCATTGCAAATAAGTACATATTTGTTACCAGTTGGATTCTCACTCTTTTCATTCATCATAGCGATAGCAGTAGTGAATGCTTCCACAGTAAGCTTATTATATGCATATTTAGATGCAAATCTTTCTACTTGTGGGATGATACCATCACCAATGTAGATAGGACGACCAGTGTCAGGGTCGAACAGTGTCGGTTTACCATTCTTGTCAACGTTAGTTTTGTTGAACAGCAAGCCATTGTTTCTTACATATAGGAAGTTCTTCAGCAAGTTAGATTGAGTCTTATCCATGCGGTACATAGTTTCAGACATCTGACCATTACCTTTACCTTCACCTATTTTAATAAGAACGTCTTCTTGTGCAGCATACAGAGCTGTATAACTGTCATCACATCTGTGAGTAGTAATATAACCTCTGTGTCTTTCAATGTTAGATTGATATTTAACATATCCCTCTTCGTGTGCTTCTGGCATAGCGTTAGATTGGAAACGAGTAGTGTCACCAATTTGGCATCCGCTAAGGTCAAGAACACTAGAGTAGTCGTTATCAATAAGTCTAACAGTTACTTCCCAGTAATTATCAGCTTTACGAACTGGTCTCTGGGTTACAAAGCATTGCTGCATTGTTTTATCAATCTTGAAGATGTCGTACTTCTGGTAATAGTTCTCTTTGAAAGCCATTACGATTTCAGTTCCGTTCTCTCCAGTTTCAGTTGGTACATCTGCAAACTCAACTCTCTTAATGTAGTTGGTTTCAACTTCCCATTCAAAGTACATTGAGTCAATGCTTCTGTACTTGTTATTTGATTTAGAATCCATGTAGAAGATGTTTCTCAAAGATTCTGTTAGGTAAGAAGCAGTCAATTCTGGGTAGAGTCTTGATACTACACCAAGTCTAGTTGGTTTAGTTCCTAGAAACTTATAGAAGTCTTCATAAGTTCTAGTGTCGCCCATAGTGGCGCGATTAGTTACGAAATTTGCTACTATCATAATAATTTATTTGGATTTTAATCTAAATCGTAAATAGATGTTGTTTTAGGTTTACGACCAGTTTGCTGCTCTGGTCTTTTAACTACAGTCTTAGCAGGATTAGAGGCTCTGCCAGCCTTAGCATCCTCATAACCTTTCTTATAATTGGCTTTGGATTGCTCTGTAATCTGATGTTTATAATATTCGGAGATTTGACGTATAGCTTCTTGTCCTTTAAGGGCAAACCACGACATCTGCACTAGCATTTGTGGGTCATTAATGGCTTTAGCTAAGTATCTTACTCCAGCAGCATCTGAATCTAAGATAAAGGAAGCAATTTCATTCATATCGTCCTCTGATAGCGTTAATGATGACTCTCCCAAATCTATAGTTTCGTTATCTTGAATAGCTTGTAAAATTTCGTCTTCGTAAGCTTCATACATTTCTTTCTGTTGAGCTTCTGCTTCTGCTTGAGCTTGCTGCATAGCTGCTTCTTCGCGTTGCTGATAGCTAGCTCTCATTCCGCTCATCTTCTTATTAAAGAGAGCTTCGTTTTGCTTCTCAAGATTTAACTGTTCTAAAGCTTCATCATCAGTAAGTTCTGGGACATTTGCCTTTAAATCTGCAATAAATAGTTCATCATCTGTCATGCCATCTACTTGATATTCTGGTTCATCTTCTAGGTGGTCTAGGTAATCCTGAATAGCTTGACGTCTATGAGATTCCAAATAGTCATCTACACTTAAATTATTTCTTCTAAGCTCGTTAATAAGGTCAATCTCTTCTGGCTCTAAACCATAATTATAATCTGTATCATCATAGTTTAAAAGCTCTAATTGCTCTTCCCTAGATAGTTCAGAGAATGGAATTTCTTCTACTTCTCCGTTATCATTTTGGAACTTAATAGCCTCTGGATTGATTCCTTTAGCTTTGAGCATAGTTGTGATTAAATCATCCTCTGTAGGTTCTGTATCTCCGTCACCTTCTTTAGGTGGTTCTTGATTGTCCAATGGTTCGTCTAAATCTACTGGAGTATCATTGTCAATCCAACGTTTAATGTCATCATCAGGGTCTCCTGTTTGCACTACACCGTCTTCACCTAGCAGGTCTTCATCGTCAAAACCTAATTCTTCTAATTTCATGTCCATATTATTCCCTTTTAAAGTTATTTGCAAATTTAGTGATAAATTTCCATACCTTAAAATTAAAGACTAATTATTCTTAATTTAACGTAAATTAGTAATCTATCACTAAATATTGCTATCTCCATTAAGCCAATTTCATAATAAACACTAATGAGTAATACGTAATAGGAGTTTCAGTTGAACTACCAGAGCTCGCAGGTATAAATTCCCCTGTTTCACCAGCAGTTTCACTGGCTTTAATGAAGTTGCCAGTCAAGTTAGGAGTACCTTCAGTACCATCGCATATAGCCCAGCCCGCAGGTATTCCAGATGTCCCGTTATACATTACTATTGTGCCCGCAGGTATTCCAGATGTTGCAACTGCTATATCAGGAATACAAATGACAGAGACTGTGTTATTGTTGTAATATACATCTTTTACCTTTTCATTATCATAAAGTAGAGCGTATACAGTAGTATCAAAGTCAACATCGTTTATATCTGAATGGAATGTAGTCCTTGAGAACGATTCATTAAATGTTACGTTAGTAAGACTTCTAATAGCTACCTCATCTATAGTAGAATCTTCTTTAAATGTTACATTCTCTAATGTTCTGGACACATTCAATTTATTAGCAGTCCCGGAAAAGTTAAAGTTACTATTAATAGTTCCAAAGTTGTTATCAGAAAGAGTTCCTTGTAATGTAACAATATTACCATTATCACGTACAGTTACAGTTTCAGATTTAATCTCGTAATTATTAACAGTTAATACATTATTCCTACATGTATCAGTTAAACTTAAATCTTCTTCTCCGTTTCTAAATGTATAAATCCACTTATCTACACCGTCTTCGGTGATTTTAAATTTTAGATGTTTAAAGTTATAGTTACAGGAATTGCCCTTTTCGTCTGTCAATCTAGTGATTCTTCCTTTGGCTGTTAATTCTACAGTTTCTATAAAATTACCACTCTCGTCATATCTATTAATAGACAATGTTTCATTATAATAGGGGTCATATTCCACTTTCCACTCTCTATTATCATCAAACGTCCCAGTACCGGACAATTTAGAGGTTGTTATGGCAGATACTATTAAAGGATGTGTATTCTTATGAACAGCTATAACTGGTATAGTTTCATCTTCATCTTGCCACAAGGGGTCTCCATTCTCATCCACAGCCTGCTCATCCTCATCTATTACATCCTCTTCGGTAGTCAGTTCCCACTCATTTTGGAAATCGGTTATTCTATACCTAGTAGCTGTAGACAAATTTGTAGAATCCATTAAAGTAACAAGTTCCTCATAAGTGATGTCAACTATATCAGAAGATTCTCGGACCATTAATTGGTCTATTGACAATATAGATTTGCCATCTAACATATATAATTTAAATCCAGTAGAATCCGACGCACTAGATGATTCTATAGAATCACAGAACAAGCTCTTGCTTAGAGATAATCCATCTAATCCTAATTCCGCAGTAGAGGTAGTTCCAACCGTTGTAATTATTGGAGAGGAAGAATCTATACTATAATTATCAAAGTCTTTATAAATTGATAAGGTATCACTTCCTGCGTTAAATATTAGAGCATTACCGTTACCTTGTCCACTTATGACTAAAGCTCCTATAGAGTTGTCCTCTTTACTTATAATTAACTGCTTCTTGTATGGACTCTCCAATTCACTCGGATACAAAGTAAATACGCCATCTTCCACTATATACCATCTATTAGCATCTTCTAGGAAAACTATTCCGTTTGTAACACCATATTCAGTTGCTTCATCTTTAGACGAATATCTAATCCCTAGGTTCTTAGATGCCTGACCTTTCTGTTCATCAGCAGTATCTTGCTTAGATGCAAATGATACGTAGGTGCCGTCAACATCCCCTAGTATATTAATTTTATTACCATTAACAACTAAATATATAGAACCGTCTTCTTTAACATAGTACAGACCGTCTTTAGAACCTATATCGTTATAGGAATCGACAGAGCCTATAAAACTAACATCAACATTAAGCTTACCGTCCTTTATAATATCAATGAACTTCTTGCCCCATTGTACCTTAACCTGTCCTCTAGTTTTAATAATAAAGTCAGAATCAGAGTTACCTACTGTACTATAAGTTCTTCCAAATAATTTATCAAAGTTGCTCATTACTCAATAGTTATTTCTATATTCTTGTCCTTATTAAGTTCAGTCATAAGTCTATTAAATGCAGCAGTACTATTAATAACTTGCCCTTTAACCTTATTCTCTCCAACTAAAAGACATCCCAATGTATCTTCTGGTTTATTGCCAACGTGAATAAGAACTCCACTGTAACCTTTAACATCTAATAATCTAGGTAATTTACCACTATATGGTTTAGCCCAAGTTCTGTCTTTAAACTTAGGACTAACTGTATTCATATCAACCTTATATGTGCCAGTAGGTATAGCGGTTTTACCATACACCTTAATCTTCTCAATCTCTTCTGTAGGCATAGTATCTTTTAGCCCTCTGTCTGTGTCCTCAAGAGTGTCACAGAGATACTTACCGTTTAGGTACAGCTTCCCTATAGTATAAGACACACCTTTATAAATTCTCTCTAATCGTAAATTAATCATGGCTCGAATTTGGATTAATTGTTCTGTTTAAATGTCTTAAATATTTCTACTAATTGATTAACGTCGTCCTCTCCAAACCTTACTGGCTTGTTAAGAATGTTAACTACAAACCCATCAGCAGACTTCTCTTTCATCTCCGCTTTAACTGCATTGGCAAGCAATTCCAGATTAATATTGCCGTGCACGTCTGTGAATATGTCTAAATACTTACCATATTTATCTTCCATATTCTTAACTACGTATGTGATAACAGCTTGACTTGCCACGCTATTAAAATGAAATAGGTTACTCGCCAAGTCTTTAGCATACTTATTAATAGCTTGAAATACAATTTCTTTATCACTCATTACTTACTTTTACTTAACATAACTTCGTCTAATCTCTTCTTAATCTCTGGGTCCTGTTCCACAAGTTCTAATAATGTGTTAACCTTATCTTCTTTAGCTTTTAATTGAGCATGAATGTGCTCTTTACTCTTTCTAATAGTAGCTAATAGATTATCAGCTGCTACTTTACCATCTGCTGATGACACGAACTCTTGACTAAACTTAGTGCCTAAGAATGACATAAAGCCAGCTTCATAGGTTTGCTTAGCCATTTGATATTCTGGCATCTGTGCTAGAACCTTCTGCTCATCTAAAGACAGAGACCCAACCTCTCTGTTTATTTCATCTAGAATAGGTTGGGTCTTCTGCTGTGCTTGTTGCATCGCTTGTAATTGTTGCATGTAATGGTTCTGTAAATCCGTGTAGTTACTACCGAATGGTTGTCCAAACATGTTATTTAGATTTAGCTACTGACGCAATTGCGGCTGTTGGTGCAGGAGCAGGTGTTACTCTAACATCAAATACTGAATATGCACAATGTCCCTTAACAGGAAGAGAAGTAGGCAATTCATCAAGTACTTGTTGACTAACAATACTAACTCCGTTAGGTATAATCACATCTATAACTTTAGTTACTGTTGGTGTCAAAGTGGTAATAGTTTCACTAGTTGCAGCAGTCTCCATAATTGTAGATGTAGACTCTGTAGACACTCTTACATTTCCTTTACAATCAGTGTATTGGATATTGTGAATAACATCAAATTTAGTAACTTGTACGTACTCCGTTCCTGTAGTTGAAACGTTAACGACTTTTGCCCATCTCTGTGTAACTGTTAATGTAGACACAGGAGCAATTGATGCATTTGCTCCACACGGTAACGATACATTAAACTCCATTACTTGAGCACTTTCTCCAGTTGGTGTAATTTTAACTTTCATACGATAATTAAATTTGAATTAAATAATAAAAGGGAGACCACTTAGATTGTAGCCTCCCTTTTATGGGTTATCTTAAGTTATTGGGCTGTACAAGAAGGACATCCGCCTGTAACTGTGTTAATAGCTGTATTTACAGCATTGAAGTTACTAGCAGCAGTTCCAGCATACATGCCAGTTCCGTAACTTGTGAATGGGCTACAGTATAGTGGAGCTATACTTGGAACAGGTGCACACAGGTCACTGTAAGCATATTTCTCCAAAGAGGTTTCCAAGGATTCCACCACCGTTACCACAACCACATCCTCCGTTGTTTCCAGCGAAAGCTGCTAATGCAGTACCGATAATACCAAGTGTAAGTCCAGCGTTTGTTCTTCCTTTAGTACCGAACTTTGACTTAGCTTCGTCCATTGTTAGAAATTCTGCCATAATTAAATAAATTTACGATAAATAATACAATATCTGTTGAGGGCATAATATATAAATATACTATACTTCCAAATTCGATGTTGCAAAGTTACGTTAAATTCTGGACATTACCAAATTATTTTAACACTCGTCAACATTTTAATTCTTGACTATCCTGAATTAAGCTCTAGGTATAAACGAAGAAAGGCCGCTCTAAGGCAGCCTTTCACTTTGATTGATTATATGTATTAAGATAGTTTACTCTCTAGTCTAGCTACTAAGGCTTCTAGCCTAGCAACCTTATCTTCAAGGTATTTAATCTTAATCATAGCTATTTCATTATAATTAACAGATTTAAATCCATTTGCGTCTGTATTGACTACACTTGGGTAAACTTCCTCTACTTCTTGAGCAATGACTCCATAACCGTGATGCTCAGTGTCTGTTCTATCAAACTCTACTAGCTTAATAGCATCAGCATTAATAGCATTAAGCTCTCTAACGTTAGTCTTTACTCTAGCATCTGAAGTATCGAAGAATCCTCCATTAGCTGAAACACTACCAGAGAAGATTGCTTGGTTATTAGCACCTCCTAACTCTAATACTGTAGAACCTGTACCAGCTGAAGGTCCACAAATGAAATTCAAATACGAGTATCCATTAGAGTCACTACGAGGTTCTAATTGTACAGTAGCGAAATTGTCATTATTATTAATCAAATGTATGCTTGAAGCAGTACTAAGTGTAAGTTTACCACTACCTCCAGCATCCGATGCATATATACCAAGGTCTCCTAGACGTGAAGTTATACTTAAAGGACTTTCAGTATAAACAGATGCTAAATTACTATATTCACTATATTCTAAATTTAATGCACCTACCCAACTTGGACCAGCTTCTGGGTCATCTCCAATTGTTAGAGTGCCAGATTTACTTCCAGATATCTCACTAGATTTAAATGTAAGTTGAGGAGTGTTCTTTAAAGGATTAATCCCTGATTTATATCCAACTAAATTATAAACAGTAAGGTTACCCACTTGTGGAGCTGTTACTGATAAAACTCCACTGTTTATATTTAATCCATTACCAATTTTAACTCCACCCAGTACACTGGAAGTAGCGGCAGGAAGAGTATATGTAGTATCAGTCCAAGGAACATTTACCACTGCTTGTTCACTATTATTAACCTGAACAGCATATGTTCTGCCTGAAGTTGTAGTAATTCCGTTAGGAGTTCCTCCCTGTGTGCTACTTGATAACTTGATACCTCCACGAGTACTGTTTGACGCTAATGGTAGAGAGTAAGAACTACCACTTGCGGAAATGGTAATACTATCATTAGTAGCGTTAGGAGTAAGAGTTATGTTTGACCCAGCCGTAAGAGTCAAAGTATCAGTTTTACTGTCAGCTGCAATAGTGGTACTTCCAACAACTACATTACTAAATGCGTTTTGGTTAACTTCTGCCCCGCTAGCAATGCCATTTAATTTAGATTTATCAGATACTGACATAAGTCCGGCTGACGATGTGGACGCATTACTATAAGTTGGGATATTGACAGTTTTAGCAGAACTACCATTCCAAGTACCAGTTGTAGCTCCAGTAAATGTCAAAGAATTAGGAGTGGGAAGGCTAGTAGGAATTGTAGGTTTGTTACTTAAATCGTTGTAACTACCTGAAGTAGCTACAGTAGCAAAACTGGGCTTGCCTGTAATAGTACTCCATGTTACAGCAGTAGCATAGAACTGTCCGTGTGTCCAAATTTCTTTAGAATCTTTAATATAAACTATAGATTGATAGTTAATGTCAGGAGCTCCAGTCTGAACAGTTCCAGTACCTCCTACCTGATATTGAGTATTAGAAGCATTGGCTGATAACTTCTGTGAGTTAAAAGTAGTTTTCTTATTAAAGTGAATTAATTTCTTATTAATTGCCATATCACTTAAATTTTAATCATTATAAAATAAAGGAGGGATGCTACTCCCTCCTTCTTGTACATATATTATAGTTCAACCCAATCCCATGCAGCTTCTAGTTTACCAATAGCAGCATTAAGTGAATCACCAGCAGCGATTGCACCTGTATCAGACGGTTTGGTATAACCAGTCATTGCAGTTACCTTATTAGAAGATAGATTGGTTAGAGTAGTAGCTAATGTAGCATTAGTAGAACCATCTAGAGAAACACTTCCAGTTACACCACCACTGACTGTGATAGTACGAGCAGTAGCCCATTTAGCAGCAGTATCAGCTGCACCAGCAGTAGCAGGTTTACCAATACTTACTGTTTGTGCACTCCCACCACTTGGAGTTACTGTGAAGTTACCAGCAGTACCGTTAGCAAATGTGTAAGTGGTATTAGTATTAGCTCCTGGAATACCCAAAGCTGTAATATCAGCCTTAGTAACAGCGGTTACTGAAGCAACGTGGCTAGTAGAATCTGTGCTGAATTTATAGAATCCAGAAGTTTTACTAGGAGCACCTCCAGCAGGGTGAGTATAAACTGTGTCCTTCTCTGCTTGCCATGCAGGACCACTAGCAGTGGCTTTCAGTACGTATCCAGCAGTACCATTAGCTAGAGCTTTAACAGTAGACCCACCGTTACCTAAAATTACTGCGTTAGCAGTTAGGGATTTGCCAGTAACAGCACCGTCTAAGTTTCTCTGAATAACTGACCAGTCACCATTTGCAGCAGTCGTTCCAGATTTAACACAGATAATCATGTCACCTGCTTCACAGCCTTCGCCCGCAAAGTTACCAGCAGCCTTAACTACGTAAGTATCTCCAACTGTGTGATTAGCTGGAAGTTCAGTTACATCACCGTCTGTGCCAATAGTTCCTTTGAATCTAAGTGCTTGAGCAGCAGAAATCTTACTTCCAATCTCGTTAATTACAAATGCAGTAGTTGCAATTTGAGTAGTATTAGTTCCACCAGCAGCAGTAGGAGCAGTTGGAGTTCCAGTAAGAGCTGCATTAGTAAACATCGTAGCCTTAGACTCATTAGTTACGTTACCTAAACCTACATCAGCTTTAGTAACAGTAACATTAGCACTAAGTGCATGTCCATTTACAGTTCTAGTATTAGGAACAGCGTTATCTGCCTTAGTACCTTGAGCAGCAGTTGCATATGCAGATGAAGCTGTATAAGCAGCAGAGCCAAGACCCTTAACAGCTACATCTTTGCCATCAATAGCAATTGTACCGTTAGCAGAACCAGAAGCAGCAGTAGTTGCAGCGCCATTAATAGTTACTTTACCAGTAACATCAGCTGTAACTGTTACTTTACCAGTACCAGTAATTTGATGTGAGCTTCTTACTGCACCATTCTCAATTAAGTTCAAGAATGTAGTAGCATTAGTAGTTGCTGCATTAGCTGTAGCTGTAGCAGAAGCGCCAACAACATTCTTAGCTTGCCAGTTAGTAAATGAAGGAGCAGCTGGCATAGTCATTGTAGTGGTTCCTTTAGCTGTAACGTGTCCTTGTGCATCATAAGTAATGCTAGGAATAGTAAACGTTCCACCAAATGCTAATGTCTTACTATTATCACCTTTAGCTGTGCCAGCAGTTACTGAATTAGAGTGATTAATTGTAGTACCTTTAATAGAGATACCAGAACCTTGTGTGTATTTAGTATCTGTAGCGCTAATTGTTACTCCATCTGTTCCGACAGTGATATTTACATTAGAGCCTTTGTTGAATTTAAGAGTTCCGTCATGAGAAGGAGACTCTGCAACATTAGTACCGTCAGAAACTTTAGAGAAGGCCTTGGCAGCCTGTAAAGCTGCCACAGCACTCTCCAATGAAGTAATTTTGCCTTTGTAAGAATCAGGAATAGCGTAGAACGTTCCATGAGTATAAATCTCCTGTGAATCTTTAATGAAAACAATACTATTGGTGTATTGTTCTTGTAGTTCACTAGTAAATGTGGACTTCTTCGCTACGTGTACAAACATTTTTTCCATTTTAATATATTATGTGTTTTATTCAGTTACTTCGTGCCAAGCCATAGCTGCGTCGATAGCTGTATTAATTGTCGAAACTACAGTAGTGGTGATTCCAACAAGTTTAGCCTCGTTAGCAGCAACTCTAACTTCTAGAGCATCAATATCTGAAGCGTTAGTGTCAATAAGTGCAAGTTTAGTTTCTGGAATCAGAGTACTACCTTCTACCTTATCAACTTTATTAGCTACTAAATTACTAACATCACTAACTTTAGTATCTGCATAATCTTTAGCCTGTTTCAGAGTATTAGCTAGAGAACCTTCAGCATCAGCACTACCATTAATCTTAGCAATAGCTTGAGTATTAGTAGTAATTTTACCGTCTAATGCAGTATCAGCTGTTTCTCTTAAAGTCTTCTCTGCATCAACAGCAGCTGCAATTGCAGCATCTGCTTGAGTCTTATTGTAGTATGCAGACAGGTCAATAGCTCCACCCAGAGCATCCCATGCTGTACCAGTCCATGCCCAGTTAGTACCAGCTGGATGATTGTCATGAGCTTCCTCTACATTCCATACATCACCTGCTGCTGCATCACTAGGAAGTTCTGCATAAGTAGCTTTGGAGCCTTTGTATGAATATACAGAAGAAATTTTGCCCTCAAGGGTAGTAACTCTCTGTCCTAATACTCTACCTTGATTAGCTGACAATGCAGCAGTGGTAGAAGAAGAATTTAAGTTGTCAATAATCTCTACTGTCTGTGCAGCAGCAACGTCCATTTGTTTCCATCCGGAGTAATCTGCTTCCAGAATTTTATCTTTATCAACTAGCATATAAATTGCCTTATCAGCAGCAACGGCTACTAGCAATCCATTATATACGTAGATAGTATCGCCATCATACGGCCAAGTCTCTTTATTAATAAGTTCAGACTTATTATCTACTAAGATTCTTGGGTCTAAAGCACCTTGAAGTTTAACCTCAAAGTTGGCTGCAAATTGGAATGTACCTTTATTTCTTGCCATATGTCAAATTAGAATTTAGCGATTAAAGTTACTGAACCTCTAGTAGAACCATTGTAAGTGTAAACTGAATAAGTTACAGGTGTGGTTCCAATAGTAATCTCTTCTTCTGTCTTAGTCCAGTCACTAAGTCCTATAACTTCCATGTTACCTGATACTGTGTTCAACATTTGAAGTTGAGTGACAGCTCTTGGCAGCTTGAATACCTGTGGAAGAGTACCAGAAGGTTGTAATTCAAATCTAGGAGTAGTCATAGCTCCAGTAGAAGCATTCCAAGCAATAAGAGCTTGTTTAACCACAGGCGTACCAGAAGAAGCTGTACTTGTAGATGCATACCAAGGATATGTACCATTAAGTGTGATAGCTGAAGAGTTAACCGAACCAGCTGCAAGTGGAGTGCTATAATTGTTTCCTTTGTTATCTTTAGGTTGAGGTCCTTGCAAATAAGCTGCCTTATAAGTATAAGTAGTATTACCAAGTGTTACAGTAGTAGGCAGAGTTGTGTTAGATTCTTGTCCATTTACGAAGATAAATGAATTATCTGCATCTAAGTTACCAGACCTGTCTGCTTGTTTTGTTCCATTTAAGGTAATAGCTCCCTTATTAAGACTAGTGTTGAAGTTAGCAGCAGTAGGTGCAGTAGCTCCAACTTCTTGAGGAGTTGAATAACTCTTAAATGAGATGCTTGCAGTAGGAGCAGTAAATGTAGGATTAATAGTAGGGAACAGCAGTTCATCCCACATATAATCATATGTCTGTCCTTCCAGAGCACTTACCTTAGTTCCTTTAGCGATACCACCGACAGCATTAGGCATAGCTAAATCTTTGTCCTCAATAGCTGATGTATACTTACCGCTACCTACTTCAATCTCTGTTGTAGTAGTATCAGAGTAAGTAATGACCAGTTTGCTTTTATCAGAAGACAAGGCTACATTAGTAACGACTTTACCAGCAGCTAGAGCTCCTGTGTAAGCCTTACCATTCATAAGGATTTCATTGGTGTCTGTAGCAAAGTAAATCCCATCCTTGTGAGTAGTTTCAGCTACATAATTGGCTTTTAACCCTCTGTAAAATTTTAATTGTGCCATAAAATTTAATGATGTTATTTAATAAATATGTTAATAGGGAGCACAGTATTATCACTGAATCTTACCTCCCCGCCAGTTATTTCACCACTGGCATTCTTATACAAATCTACTCCAGTTGGAGTTATAGTTCCATATGTTTCCCAAGTTTCTCCATTCCAAGCATAGTTAGCACCGTCATTAATAACGTTGTAAATATCACCTACTTCTGGAGCAGAAGGTAAATACATACGAGTAGCTACAGACCCCTTATATCTAATAGCTGTAGAATCAGAAGATATAAGTATATCTCCATTACCGAGTACTGACTTACCATTAATCTTCTTAATGTTAACTCCACTAACAAGCTTATCTTGTTTAGTAGATAGTAAGTACTCCATAGTATCTTTCAATGTATTAATTGATTGTTGTATGTGTGTTAAGTCAATAGATACGTCTTCGGAACCGTCATAACTAACTTCTCCTTCAGAATGCTTAACTGTTAAAGTTCCTACTGGATAACTCTCTGGTAAATCAGCGAGTCTAGTAGCTTTAGCAGTAGTCACTTCATTCCAAGTATAAGAAGTCAAGTCTGACATTAATGCAAGTGAATCGGTGTCTTCCCCTACTACAACGGCTGGTCTTGTGTTAGTATATATCTCCAGATAAGAATTAACATTACCGAGCTTAAATCCTCCGGAGTTGTCAGACGATATTAAATTCTGAACACCGTCCCTACGATTAACCACAATTCCTTGACCTTCCTCTAATACTATATTACCGTCAACCAGACTGACTTTATTGTCTAAGTCGCTTTCGATATTAGATATAAGAGCATCAGTTTCTGATTTAGTATAATACAAGTCAGGGTCTAAACCTCCACCACCTTCAGAGGCATATTTAACTCCATTAAGATAAATAGACTTAATGTCCTTTATGAAGTAAATAGTATTAGGTTCTAAAGTCTGTAGTAAATACTCATCGTAAGTATCTACGGCTTTAATTCTTACTGGATATTCTGTACCTTCCCAACTAAATTTACAAACAACTCCTTTATCACCCTTAGTAATAACTATGTTAGAATCAGCATCAGTATCAACTACTAAGTCTGCCCTAACTCCAAAGTTTGAAGCTAATAAATCTACAGACCTATTAGTAATTGGATTATTAATCTTTAACTCTGATGCAATATTACCATTCTTAGTCTGGGTAATAATAGTATTAGTTATTTGTCCTTTAACTACAAAGTCTTCCAGAGACACTTCAAATCTATCTCCATTAGAAGCAGTAAGTATCAGCCATTCCTCATTCAGTGCATTACCGAATCCGTTATCTATATCCTCTTGTGTTATAAGATGTCTTTCAAACGAAACTATCTTAGTATCTTTATCAAGAAGGATTGATGATATTTCCTCACCACTTCCTCCTTTACCTATAACTCTAACCTTATTACCTTCTTCTTGAGTATCGAGTTCTACTATACCAGTTACCTGAGTAGCAATAGCATCTTTGATAGCTTTAGAAGAAGGAATAGAGTCTTCAACGTCTATTGAGTCCGACACCGTATATGGGCCATATGTTGTCCACAAGTAGTCCAACTGGCTCATATTAGCGGGTCTATTAGGATACTGTTTCTTCATCACCTTCTACGTCAATCCAAGTTACTTCACCACCTATATCATCTGGAAGTTGTTCTTTAGGAACCTTTCCGCTTACTAAATCTGCTTTAGACTTTAGTAGAATTTCAACTTCGGGCAAAGAAATGGCTCCAATCTGTGCTGGAGTGACTCTATGTGGATTGTTGAAATCTTTAAGGTGGCTATCAATATCACTTTGTAATTCACTAATAACAACATCCAAGGCTTTAGAATCATGTGTAATGTTATCGGAAGTACCTTTAACATACAGAGCATTTCCTTCCTTTACTAAGATGTTATCTTTAGCTATATGCAACCTAACGTCAGCAGAAAGCTTATCAGCGCCAGTTCCTAATGATAACACTTTCTCCAATTCTACTACCTTATCAGGAATAGAGTTATCAACTTCCCATTCTCTAATAAGAGTTCCAACTGGAATCCTAACTACTTGCTTATCACCAGTTAGAAGTTTAAATACTATAACTAGCTCTTCCGTATCTGGGTCATACTTAGCGTCCTCTACGATAGCTGACAAACCAATTTGATGTTGTCCTATAACATTATCGTTAACCTTAATAGTTAAGAGTCCGTCTAAATATTCAGTAGTTAGTTTATAGAATAGACCGTCATTCTTTATGGTAATTCCGTTACCACTATCAGTAGATACCTTAACATTACCAGATATTGTAGTTCCAGTAATCTGTCTATCAATATCTAATTCAATGCTTGGAGTATCTTCTAGTGTAACCCAGTTAAAGTGAATAGCATGATTCACTAATTCGTCTAGCTTGCGCAGAGAATCCATTACAGATGTAGAGTCTTTGAGGTAAGTAGTTTCAGTATCGGGAACATAAGCTCCGTCTTCTCCCAAACCTACTCCTTCTTGTGTCTTATCGAGTTCGGCTTGCACCTTGTCAATATTACTCTGTAATTCCTCATCAGTGCTGTCTAGATTACCTAGATGCTCTCTAATTTTAGTAATTTCCTCTGCAATGTCCTTCAGACTGTTTAAGTCCTCTGGTACACTAGTATGGTCAACACTTCCCCAGATAGCATCGTCTGCTGTCTTTCTATCTTTAATTTCCTGCTCTAATCTAGTTATCAAGTCAGCTATAGTTTCATCACTCTTAGAAGTAATAAGTTTAGTAAACTCTAACTCATCGTTAGTCTCCTTTCTAGTGACCCAATATAGTGCTTGATTACCATCTCCGTCATTTTCAACTACCTTTAACAATCCCTTGTGTAAAATAGCATTCTCTTCAGGAGATGAATAAAATTCTTTCAGTTTCGCTTCAGTTTCGAAGATATAGTCAGCTTCTATAGGGAACGGACCACCTCTTCTAAAACTTGCTATAATTTCACTATATGCTCTCATACTTATTAAATGTTAGCTGGGTCAAACTTAAATGTTACCTCCAAGTTGAGAGTTACTAGAGACTCCTTGAATACATATATCTTATATATTTTACTATTTGACAATCCAGGAATTTCAAATGGAATATCACTAATGATATCAAATGATTCGAGACCGAATTGTTGAGAAGGCGTTGTCATTTGAACTAAGTCTGGATATTCCTTAGGCATTGCTACAAATATTTGCTTAAGCTCTTTAGGACTTGAGAAATTATATTTGTGTTTGATTTCTGATACTAAGTCACCAGAACTGTCAATGCTATTGTTCTCTGGGTCTGATTGAACTAGCTGAAGTAAGTAATCATAATTAACATTAGAGGCTGCATACCATTTAGGTAAGATTCCTACAAATATATCATATGCTACTTTAGTAGTACAACTAGCTTCCAGATATGTACCATTAGGATAGAATACTTTAAACGTAAAAGTAGTTTCTTCGTTAATAGGTAAACTCTTTACAGTCAACTGTCCTAATTCGAAATCGTCCTTAGTATATGTTCCAATAAGCTCATCGTTCTGCCATAATTCAGCATAAGATATCACTCCAGTAGAACCTCTAACGAATAGTTCAACGTCTACTATAGAACCCAGTAAAGCATACGCAGGAGCTTTAACATCTACAGATTTACCGTAGAAGATTGCATCCATAACCTCTTGAAGATTCAATTTCTCTCCTGGGTCAGTTTCATCTTCAACGAAGCCTACTGTAGTCTGAACTGGTCCACTAGTAATCCAAACAGGCTCTTCTACAATAGAAGCATCCAGTTGTCTCTTAGTTACTAATTCGTCATCTTCTACAGCATCTACTCCCTTCTGTGGGGCAGTAAATGGAACTGAACCATCACGAGGTACATAATGCTTACTATAGATTTCTTTAAGAGTTCCATGAGGGTCATATTGATTGATATGTTCCTCAATAGCCCCTCTAGCCGCATCAATTACCAATTGATTAATAATGGCATCAATTTGAGCTCTTGAATAAGTCTCTGCTCTAGAGTAAGTTTCAGTCTTCCTGAAATAGTTGTTTAGTCTCTGATTAAGTAACGTTACAAATCCGTGAGGGTCTGCATCAACTAAATGTTTAAACATTACATCATCTACATATTTCTTAGTAGATAGATGCCCATCAGCTACTGGAGTAACTCCTAACTGTGGTTTTAAAAATGCAGTAGTTCCGTCACGTCTAACGAAATTCTTGATTAAGTCGTCAACTTGTTCTCTAGTATATAACTCTACCTTCCTATAAATCTGGTCAGTAGTTACATATACTTTAAGTATTTCCTCTACAAGAGGAATTATATTATGTGGGTCTGTTTTAGCTAAATGACTGTCCATTAAAGCAGTCACGAATCTCTTGGTTGTTAAATGAAAGTCTGTCAACGGGTCAACACCTGTTTGAGGTGCTAAGAATGGTGTGGTTCCATCCTCTTTAACAAAACCCTCCAGTTTACTTTCTATAGTAGGAATTATATTATGTGGGTCTTCAGTAGCTAGGTGAGTATCCATTGAGGTCTTAACTGCCTCTAATGTCTTTAAATCTGCTGAAGTCTTATCATAGACATCATTAATGCCAGCAGCTCCAAGATTAATTCTAGCAATTTGTTTATCTGACTCACTCTCAAACTCCCCTAAGCGGTAATCTACTTTCAGAAATTGTGAAGTATCAATTTGTTCGTTAACAGGATTGATACATTCATTTCCAGAACCACCTGGTGTTAAAATAGAGTTATCTGCCATTTATTATTAAGATAAAATTGTTCTACAAATTCAGACCTATTAACTTCATTCTCTTCTAGCAATTCGATGAGACTTATCTCTTCGAGAATTAGTTGGTAGTCATATCTATGCCCCCGTTCTAAATACTTAAGCAGTTCTTTGTATTCACAAATCACCTTATCTTTGAGAGCATCCACAGCCTTGCTCTGGCCATTTGCTGTATTCTGATTTACACAAGCCATTACAACCTCCTATTTGTTCTATGATTCGTTCAGCTTCAGCTAACTGATTAGATTGAACCATATATTTGATTACATTAATAGCCATCCAGACTAAATCTCTCTTGTAGGATAATTCGGCTGCTACAGCATTCTTACTCCAACATTTACTGAAACCTCTGCTATTAAATATTTGCTGGCACAAAGATATATAACATTTCTTAAGAAAACAAATAGACACGTAATTATTATATGTCCTAGAAATTGTAGTATCTTCTACGTTCCTCTCTACTATCTCATCTACAGTTACGGTCGTAGATGTGCCATTAAAATACTTATAGATGTAGATGCCGTCCGAATAGTACACAGTGGCATACATAGTTACAGCTGAACCAGCCGTTTTATCCATCTCTCTATCAAACCAATCTTTAGTCGGCAGAACTATATGATATACATTAAACCACCCATCAAACCCTACTGGCATAGTTACTGACTTATTACCGTCATTATGTAAAGTGTAAATAGGAAGTTGTATTTCAGGCCCATCTGCCTTATTATGTTGTAAGACATCAATAGATACAGTGTCAGAGTACTTGAATCTGTTCTTGACGATAACTGAAGAAGATTCAGGCAAATAGCCATTCTCTCCTGTACCAGTATCGTCAAGTATGATTACCTTACAGCTATCGTTAGTGCAAACTTTAATTTTTAATTCCATTATACGTTCTTCACTTCGTTATTCTGCTGATTCCCATCGTACAATTGGGCTATCTCAATATCTGTTCTTTTGGTGTCATTGTCAGAAGTACTCTGCTTATAATCTCTATCAGCATTAGCCTTAATAATTCCAATCTCATAGTCATATTCAACCTTTTGTCTTTCAATAGCAATCTTAGCTTCATTAAGAGATGCAATCTTATTATTAAGCTGCTCTTTCTCTTGTTCCGCCTTTTGAAGTTGCTTCTGTAGCTCTTCGTTCTGTTGTTGCATCTGCGCAGTGTTCTGAGTTTCTTCTCTTCTCTTTTGAAATGCTTTAGACAATTTAGATTTGAGTTCAGTCATACTTCTGGCAGTCATGCACTCCATAGCTATGTCTGGGTCTAGTTGACCACTCTTAATGAATTCAATCATTAACTGTTGCATGTTCTGCATTTCCTCCATAATTCTACTACTAGCTATTACATGAATATCATAGTCAGTAAAAGTAAAATGTTCAGGGAGAGCAGTAAATACTTTCTGTAGTTTGTCACCTAGCACTAAAGTTCCAGTAAGTGGTTTATGTTTCCATACCTTCTTAGCACAATTAAGAGAATCAATCAGAATATCCTCTGCCAAAGTATCCATTTGTTGATAGTAAGATTTAGTAATGATATAAGAGTTTCTCATACCTGCCTTAACATTACTAACAGCATCCCTAGTTTCTATTCCATTTAATCTCTCTCTAAACACTCCAGTAATAGATGATGTCTGCTCTTCTAACATCTGCAACGCCATATTAAATGCCTGAATAGTATCAGCTTTTAACAAGTCATCGAATCCAGCAAAAGAAGTATTGTTATTAAATGCCCTACCTTCTTGTGAAGTATCAATAGGAGCCACACCAGTCTTCTTATAGGCAATGAATTTCTGCAATCTTTCAGTCAAATCATCACCAAGAGCCATAGGTAGCATACTAAAGTCAATCCAGTCTCCACTAGTACCACTATTAGCAATTACATTGTCCCTAAAGAAAGTAATCAAATCGTACTTGTCTTGAAGATGTGAACATGCAAGCACAAGTGAATATGGTTCGTTACTTCTGTTTACAAAGAACAAACCATTAACTGACAATCCACAGTGTGTAGGATTATCTTTAGTTCTAACTACATCAAGAGATTTACCAGTAAGAATGTAAATAGATTCTCCGATTTTAACTCCTTCATATCTATTCTCTACATAATCTTCTCCTTCTTTATCAACATCAATCCACTCAACTTCAAACACAGGTATTAACTTATAATTGTAAGTCTCATAGTAGTCGGTAGGGAATCCGGGTATTACTTCTTTACCCGCCTCGAGTCCGTCTGTAATAGGAGCTCCAGTAGCTTGATTGCTCATGGCGCGTACATATATATAACTACTATCGTAATATCCCTCAAACATCTCCTCTAATTCATTGATGCTACTTGTATCTAGTTGAGGACCATATTTATTAAGTATTTGTTGCTTAGTTAACCAACGTCTAATAACTACTCTGTAGCTATCTCTAACATATACAGATTCTGGATTTCTATCAACGAATACATTACGTGGGTCTAATACCTCTATTTCTATATTAGTTCTCTTCCTACTAGGATGAACCTGGTAAAAGCTCATGCCAGTTACTAGTAAGTCAAGTAACAGGTTCTTTAACTTAGTAAGTAAGTTAATATCTCTAGATTGGATTATATACTCAACAACATTCTGTGCAGCTATTTCATACTCGCTAACAAAGCTATTATTGATATCTTCTACTAACTTATTAAGTTGAGCCTCTACAGCCTTATCAGTTACTTCTTGTCCTCCTAAGAACGCTAGTATCTGATTGTTAAGATGTTGTTGTAAGTATTGATATACTTCTTTATTAATTTGTAATTCCTTATCTCTAGATATCTTAGATATAGTTTCTTTATCCTTGCATGACACTTTAGGCAGTAATGGAGTACCTAGGTATTCTCCAAGTAAAGCATCAACATGCTTCCTGATAAGAGGAGTGAATTCTATAGAAGTAGGATTGCCTATTCCGAAATTCTCTTCTAGATACCTATATTGTTCGGCATCTCTATATCCATTATAATAATTATATGCTTTCTGTAATTTGTACTTAGGAAATACTAATTCTGATACTGCCTTATCAATATGCTCCATTAAGTACTCATCACTCCTGTTCTGTGCACTCATTACAACTCTCTAATCCGTTATATTGTTTATATCCTAGGAAATAATGTGTGTCGCCTAATCTTCTATCTCTTAATTCCTGTCTAAGAAATTTAAGATATGCTACTTCACCACCTTCAAACGATATAATAAGTGGCTTGTCTATATTATTCATGCCAAGTGTTAACTTATAACCTCTATGTGTCCCCTCGGCAGTTTGTAGCTCTTCTAGCTTTAATTTAGCCACATATTCTTTATGATAAATCTGTTTGAATAAATCTCTGATTGCTACTTCTAATTCTTGTAGGGTCATCGTATTGTGTAGGCCATAAATTAAACTTAGGTACTATCTGTTGCTTCTCTGGAATAACTCCTTTATGTCTAATTCCTCTTTCGTCAACCCAATAACCGAAAGGTCTTAGTTTGTTATTAGGACTGTCCATTTCTTTAGGAACTACCCCCATTAATTCCTCGTCTCCTAATTCGCACATACCCCATGCAGCTATAATATCAAACTTACGTTTATTCTCATAACTGTATTTAATTGCTTCTTCTAGAATTTCTTCAAACCATATATTATGACAATAATCTTCTATATGTTGAGCTATTAAATCTAATTGATGCCTAATTACTACTTCAGTAGCAGGAGCTCCGAATTGTTTACTACGACCTCCTTGTATGTCAGATTGAGTAGCTCTAGGTCTTCTCATCAAATGTCTATTCTCTTTATGTTTCTCTCTAAAGAATTGCAGAGTAGACATTCTAGTAGATTCAAGAACTGCTTGGCAATCGTAATACTGCAATATCTTAAGACATGTCATATGTGCTTCACGTAAAGTCTTAGGTCTGTCCCTATAATAGCACACTATTTTAGGTTCATCTAACCCATAAGCTCTCTTTTTAACTACTACACAGAAATCAGAAGGGTCTTGAGTCTTATCAGAAGTGTCTTCACTACCCATATCAATACCGTCAATACCAGCAACGTATAAATTTCTAGGCACAGCTCCATGCTCTCCTTTAATCGGATGTTCAAGTATCTTAACTTTACCTTTGGGGTTACTAACAAATCTTACACTATCAATTGCTTCCTCTGTGTGCTGGTTGTTAGTAAAATTATACTCTAACTGACCTACATCAATATGTGGTCCCAGTTTATGTAGTTTGATATTAGCAAGTTGCTCACTTAACAATACAGTATTAAACTGGTTATCTCCTTCTAGAGCCAAGGCATCGTCAGGAGTAAAACAGAACTCTGCACATGCAATTAAATGCTCCTTCGGGTTAGCTAGTAGAGCCTCTCTTTGGTCTAAATAGAACTTCTTAGCCTTCGCAGTATTAGTAACTCCTCTATCGTCTACATATCCATTTGCTGCTACAAATGTATAGGCAGGTATGAAGAATGAAGTAAAAGCGTAAGAACCGTCTTTAGTATGATTGTGTTTATAAGGTAAGAAATTATAACCAGCTGGATTATAAAACATCTTACTAAGTCCGTCAAGTGCAGGTCCCTGGTCTCCACCTGTTCCCCATACAAATCTGGTTCCGAATTTATTACCTAGAATTTCTACAAGAGCTGTACTCTGTAAGTAAGTCTTTACTAGAATTGGATTAGAACCAGATTCTTCAAAGAACAATCTATCCACACGGTCTCCACGTAGCTTACGAGGAACATCTACTACGAAGCCAATAATGTCTGACATGAATCCAAATTCTTCTCTGTCTTTAGTAAGAAGAGAAGCTCTCTTATGCATATCAGAATTATACTTCTGTCTTAGATGTCTCATACCACCTTCTGTATCAGCATTTAAATATTCAAGCTGTTCCCAGCATTTACGAAGCACGTCACTAACGAATTTCTCGGTAAATGCTACATATACTGCATGTGAACCTCTAACAGTTGTATATAACCTAACTCCTAAAGATGCTGCAATTTCACTAAACACTTTGTTATCGTATAGGCTTTTTATCCTATACTTCTTATAGTTTCCTATAAGGTCAGCGCACATATTCATTCTTTTATAGAATGTTCCGCACTCGTGGGAGGATTATTACTCTCATTAACGTTCACCTCCTGCGCGTTACGGTGGTCAGCGATGAGCTGACTTACCTCGGTATTAACATAGTAACTAAACTTATTAAACTTTCTTGATAAATAGAAATTAGCATCATTATATAGATAATGATATAGTTTACTCACTTCGCTTTTAGATGAAGTAGATATCCTATACATATCATCACGTTTAAGATAATTAATATTTACATTAATATCATTCTTAGAAAGAACCTTCTGTATATCAGACAACATAGTAATTGTTTTACTACATATATCAAACTTATATCTAACTCTGTCAGCTTTACCTTTCTCTGTAGCTAACCATCCAGTAATACACCCATCTCCATCAAAATAACCTCTGATGAAATGTTTCACAAGGTCCTCAGGAATGCTTGGAATTTTGAGTTCTGCTACGCTTTTATTATATCCTATCCCTAAGTCTACTAAGGCATTACATAATTTGGAACTAGTAATGTCAACTCCAAATGATGCATGGGCATTTACTTTCATACCGTTTCTTCCAGTTACAATATGTGGTGCTACGGTAAACGTTCTAGCGTCTGGACTTATACTATCTTTAAATAAGTACACTATTTCAGAATCTCCAGACTGCAAATGAACTCTTAAGGTTTTGCGTTTCTCATCAATACTGCCATCAGCGGCATAAAATCCAAGCAGATAAGCTTGTAGTTCAGTTTCGATTGTATCGAAGAATGTATGTCTTATTCTTCTGTTAGATATATGATTGTTGTATAAGGGATAGTTATCCTCAATAAATTTTAATTGTTCCTTCTTAGTCATAATATTAAATTTAATAAGTGATTAATCACGTTAGTCTTCACCGATTTTGCGGAATTTATAGTCGGCTTTAGTTTATTGTGTCAACCGACTCCACGAGCTTTAAGGGCGCACACATCCTTCTTCAACTTCTCACACATTTCTATGTAATGAAAGTACTCATACTGCTTACTAAAGAATGAAGGAAATGTAGTTTCACGACCAGCACCAGCTTGAGATACATCAGTATTCTTCAACCTATAATAATTAAGGAAGAAGTAATTATCACCTGTAATTCTATATCCATGTGATTCGTATCCTTGATTACATCTTCTAACCTCTTCGTCCCAAAAGTCATTATACTTCTTTGTTCCCTCCGGATAAGCACAGTATTTACCGTTTCTTAGTTTAATCTGTCTAGCTTCAGTGAACCACTCTGGATTAAAATCCAGTCCTCTTTCTTCATCCACTGGTCGATATCCAGTCAGCTCATAAGATAGAGTAGGGTCGAAATGCTTAATCTCAGTATCTAATGATACATCCCATTCAACATTAGATGTTTTAATTGAATTATCCTCTATGACAGGATTTATATGCTGAACAGCTTCTATTAACTCTGGTTCTACTCTCTGTATTAACTCTTGAACTGTTTCTGGAATTTCGACTTTCTTCTTAGGTCTGCCACGTCCAGCCATAATTAATCTAAATGTCCTTTCTTACCTTCACCTCTGATACCAGTCTCTTCTTCTTGCTCTTTCTTGTACATATACTCAAGAGTTTTAAGTTCTTCTATAACCTTAGAAACTGATTGCATTTCTTTCATTACATCAGCCACTTTCCAAACAGGTCTATTAGTAACTGGGTCTCTTTCGGATAAATCTATGGTGTCAAAGTAATCAGTAATTCTATCGACTACACTTTGAGCAGACTTAATGAGTTTAAGTGCTCTAGATTCGTTTTGAATATCTCTGTACTTCCTACATGCGGCTCTGAAGATTGGGTCTGCCCATTCCTCTTCACTTAAATTAGCATCCTGAAGACATGATTGATGTCTTTCTTGCTCTGTATAATCAGAGTATGGAGATGCCCAATCTAACATTAGCCATATGTAAACAAGCTCTCTATAAGCTCTTGATTTGCAAACTCCCGTAGGGTCTTCTTTGGTCTTATTCCTTTCATTAGTCCATAGAGCTGCGAACTCCTTAATAAGAAGAACCTCTGGCTCATTCACAATCACCGAATTAGTACCATTATCAAATAGGAATACTTTCATATTTATTTGCTTTTATAAGGCTTACCAGCTAGTGCTTTCTTCTGAAATCCATTAAATTTCATTTCTCTAGTACTATCTGCCGAGCCTGGTCCGCCTTTAATGTGTTTAATAGCATCACCGCTAGCTTTACTAGGAATACTCCATTTATTGCTAACAGTTCCGCCCATATTCTTCTTAATTCTCTTCTTAGCCATTCCTCCGCACTTGAACGAAGTAATAGTGCCACCGCTTAACTTTTTACCTATATTACTACCTCTAGTTGCACCTGCTCCGCTAGCACCTCTGCCGTTGGCCTGGTCTTTCATATCAACTTTCATTTTGTCTTTTAAAGGTAGTCCTTTGTAATCTGCTTTGGACATCTTCTTATAAGGGAGCTTCTTGTTACTAACATTATATATTCCCTTGCTAGTGTGTACGGTATCAGTCTTGTTAACTGCTATTTTATCACCATTCTCGTTCTTCTTAATACGTCTCTTGGCTTTACCTCCACATTTATCTTTGAATACGTCCATAGCTTTACTGCCTTCAGCCATTGCTTTCCTTCTACATTTAACACATCCTCCAGCCATGAATCTCTCTACCTCATAACCTTCTGGACACTTACCTTGCAATCTGCTAATGTAGTTAATTTTGGCTCCCATCTTAGCCATGATAGTTTGATTATTCTCCATACTCTTGTATTGTTTATAGATTTCATTAATTTCCCTCTCTGAGAGTTTGGATATAGTATCCTCAAACTCCTGCTGAGACTTAGGCTTAAATAACTTAATAAGGTAGGCAGAGAACAACTCTTGGTCGTCCTGCCCACCTTGTTGAAACTTAGTTGCCATTATAGTTTAATTAAGTCTTTAGTATTAAAGATAGCTTCTTGTAGCTCTCCTCTTGTAGAGAACCATCTACATCTAATACCCTTGAAATATTCATCTTTCTTCTCATCCTTAGATGGTCTAAACGTCATCGTCTCTTTCTTAACTACAATCATCTGAGGTTTATATGGGATGTCTTGTCTTAATGTTACTACATCTCCTGGTTGATAAAACACTTTCTCTTCCATTATTCTATATTCTTAAATCGTTCTTTTAAACCTTCATTAATAACCACTTGTACTTGCTGTTCAGCTACAACTTCAAATCCTTGTCTGAAGAACGGAACAGGTACTCCAGAAGAACGTCTATAATATATATCGTCTCCCGGTTTAATAAACTTACACAAAGGACTTACTTCTATAACATTAGCTACAACTGAAAGTTGATACTCTGTATCTTTCTCTCCGGTGTCTGGATTCTTAAATGCTCCGTCATATTCTGGTATAATAAGTCCGCCTTTAGTCACTTCTATCTTTTGATACGGATTCTTAGCATAAGGTCTAACTAATACGTATGAATTAATAGGCATAATTTCCATACTATTCATCTTCTCTGTTACTTCCTCCGCTTTCTCCAATTCATCTTTAATGTTCTTATTAAGTGCTTTAGTGTAAGTATCTACTGCTTTATTATGTGCTTCCACAGCAGCTTCTTTCTTTAAATCTTTAAATCCATCTGCACCGGCAAAGCTTAATCCTTTACCCCCAAACATTACATCCATTGTTCCGTTATTACTCATAATTTAAATCATTTACCATTTACATGCTGGACATGAAGACTTAATATCTCTAACTTTAGCATTAAGTCTACACCCGCATCCACGTTTATAACCATCTTTACGTTCTGTTGATATATCTCCTGTTTTAGGGTTTAGCCACAGTTTACTACTGCATACATACCCTATAAATGAATCCTTCATAATAGGACACTTCTTACATATTCTAATACGAGCCCTAGCCATTTCTTCGTTATTACCTAGTAACTCATTTAAGTGTCCATTTACAATATTAGTAATTCCCATAGATTTCTAATGAGCTTTAATTATACTTTACTTTTAATATCTCAAATCCCAGTTTGAAAGATACTCTATGATTATGAACTAGCTCATTAGAACTCTATAGGCTTTCTCTTCTCCTTGATTTCCTCAAGTATACACTGCTTCTTCCAATGCTTACACATACGTTCCACATCATCTTTAAGATAATCTAACTCATGTTCTGTAACGTTACCATTATGGTCATAATGTATAAGCAATAGCTTCTTAATAACAAAATCAGGATTTAATTTCTGAAGCATCCATGCATAGGTAGATAGTTGTAAAGTATAATGTACTTTATTACAGTCCATTAAGTTATTCATAGGATACTTCATCATTTGACTCTTCTTAGTCCTGGTATCAAAGTAAGATTTCTCGTCAATACTTTTATTAGTCTTGTAGTCAACAATGTAAATGTCATTTCCGTCCTTAATAAGTAAGTCAATTTGACCTGCCAACCTAAACTTATTGTCGTCCGACCTTCTATATATCATATATTCAGGGAAGACTCCTCTTTCTATGCTTAGTAGGTCTAAGTTATTCTTCTCTAAAGATTCATTAGTATTAACTTCAAAAGTTCCGCCTAAACCGTAACTTCTCATTTGGCATGAACTCTTACCTAAGTATTGATGTTCCAAATCACTATGAATCTTTGTACCTCTTTCCTTGGAATCGGCATTAGTTTTAGACCACTCATCCAGTATATCCTGTTGTGCAGAATTAAACTCCGTCTCATTTAAATCATACATGTCTAAGAAGTACTTCTTATCAAAACGTTTAGTTTCTAATAGTCTCTTCTTCTCCATGGCAAACTGTTCAGCACTTAATAGCTTCTGTAATGCTTTGTACTGCGACCAGAAATCACTGTCGAACTTTTGACAGAACTCATGTATCATTGTTGTTACTGAAGTGTATATAGTATTGTCAATTTCACTCCAATACATATGGGAAGAATCGTTGTAACATATTTCCTTGTTCCTTTTGTCTATTTTCATAATCCATTTTAAATTTCTTCCTAATTGAGTTATAATCTAGTAATGTGGATAAAGGCTGAATGCATGGAGCAATAACAGAGTTGTAGTATCCTAAATAATATTCCTTGTCGTTAGGATAGATAATTACTACTAACCCTATTGGTCCATCAATACCTACTATCGGGTACATCGCAGCAGATTTTGCCCCAGAGTCCTCTAATAAAGCTACTAAATTAGGGAACGTTCTACGATAGTTCTCAATAGTATCCATTCTGATGAATTGATTGTCATTAATCCTTTCAAGCTCATCACCGTAGTTAATATACTCCAACTCTTTCCATATCTTAATAGTTGCCTTAGTTTCATACCCTCTTCTCTTCTCTGTAAGAGCTGTTAAATAGCGATATGATAAACCATGTGTACTTTGTAAGGTATTATGGTAATTCAATAACAAGACATTCGACGCATCCTTATCTTCCATAAGAATATGCTCTATATGCCCGTTAACTTGTGGAGTAATCATCTCTGTATATTTCTCAGCTAATACCTTCTCCGTAACAGCTGCCTGTCTATAATCTTCTAAAATAGCTTTAGTGTGTGAAGAGAAATGAAGCTCTACCATCAAGAATGCAAGCATTATAATGACTATCGTCTTAACACCAGAACTCCAACTGTCAATCCACCTGTACACCTCTTTTAGTTTGCCCAATAACATTAATCTACTGATTTAAAGGTTAGAGATTAATAATAGTTTAGTTTCTTTATTACTTATTTACATTGACACCTTAAATCATTAATTCATCTGATTTGTTTGATAATGTGCAAATTTAGCAATACCTTTGTGAATAAAAAAGTGATTTAACATGTAATTTAATTATGGAATTTAACGCAGAGGAATTATCAAGAATTAATGAGGCTCTGAAAGAGTTACTCGATGATGCGGACCTAGAAGAGGTTCCCATGTTTAGATGTGGTAGTAAGTTAGTAAGGAAAGATAAAAATGGAAGCAAGATTCATATTAAGAAGAAGAATCGCGGCAAATTTACGGCATCAGCTAAGAAAGCTGGACAGAGTGTTCAAGAACATGCTAGGTCTGTACTTAACAATCCTAATGCGACTCCGTTACAGAAGAAGAGAGCTAATTTCGCTAGAAATGCCGCTAAATGGAAGCATTAACTATGAAATTTAAGTACGACAAATCTAAAGGATTGCTATTCTTTATCAATCCGTTACTTCCGGTAAAAGGATATTCATTTATGAATATTTGTGCTATTATGTTTACTAGAAGTGAGGATTATATAAAGAGAATGAGTCAAGCTACAGTTACACATGAGAAGACTCACACGAAACAGATATTAGAAATGGGAATAGTATTCTTCTATTTATGGTATGCTTTGGAGTGGTTTGTACGACTATTCATTGATAAGAATGGTCATACAGCATATAGAAATATATCATTTGAAAGAGAAGCTAGATACGCGGCTGAACATCCAGAATATAAGAGGAAGACTTTCAGCTACGGTTGGCTTAAATGGATATTATGAGAATCTCAACTAAAGGAAGAGGGATTATTAGGGCACAACAGGGAGCTGTAGCAAGACCTAATCCTAAAGAGAATTATAAATTGCCAGAGGACCAGAGATATCAAGCCCAAACTAGAGGGATGAAAGACTTTGCTATAGAATGGTATAAAGAACGTGCTAAACAGCCTAAGTATCAATCTCAAGTTAATGAATCTAACCTTGCTAACATTACTGACCAAATTAACAGGGCAGAATATGTAGAACCTTCTAAGTTCTATTCTAATCCAAATGTATATAAAGGGAAGGTTGGTAATGTGACTCAAGCTGCCCAAGTAGCTATGAGACAAAATAAGGGAGCAGCATTGCAATACACATACAATGCTCCTTCATTCCCATTCTCTGGAAGATTTAGCGATGTGTCTTGGCATGAAGGTATTGGACACATGGTTGGAGATAATAATCCGCAGATATTAAAGGCCAATCCTGGTATTAATAACAGAGTGGATTATGAATCCTCTACACCATTAGAGTCTCAAGTGTACAGCTCCCAACCTAATGAAAGACATGCGGACACGTGGGGATTTAGAGGAGCCAATGTAAATATGCGAATGGTAATTATTATATTGACCCTAATAGGCAATTAAAAGGTACAGATATTCAGGAGATGAGAACTAAGGGAGCTAAAATACCTTCAGGGTTTAATACCCTTAGTGATGACGAGATAGCTAAACTGCATAATACCTTCGCTAGTAATGCTAACAACAAAAGAAGTAATACTATGCTAATAGCTAAGAGAGGTGTGCAAATTAAACGTAGAATTATTAAATAATAACAATCATGGCTTTAATTCAAAATGAAGACAACAAATGCCCTACCACTAAACAAGTGAATGACGCACTCAAGTCTATGGGGGGGTTCAGACCCTAGTTTTAACAACACAAGATTTGATTTATCCAGGTAGAAGTAGTAATATAGAGGTTAACAGTGCTGATAGTGCTGTAATGGAGATTGTGAAGTCTAATATGACAGACATGGTCCCATTTCAGTTACTGTATTATGGAGTATCTAATAGTATACCAACATGTATTAGTGTGACAATAGTCGGAATTCCACTAGCTAATATGTTCACATTATACGTAAATGTAAATCAAGGTGGTTTACAGTACTTTAGCCTTAACAAAAACTCCAATCAAAGGTGGATTGCTTCTACACTTAGGAATTCTTAACATTTAAGAATTAAAGTACATTAATCGCAGTATGAGAAATTTTATATTTGACGTCTGGGTTTGGTCTAAAGCCAAACACTCCAGACTACTTAAGCAAATAAGGGTAAAGGCACTATCGTTTCCTTCAGACATGTTCTGTTTGAACGAAGCTGCTAAAGATGCAGATGAATTTGAAGTAACAATTGGTAATTTAAGAGAATATCAAGAATAATGGAAAGTACTAATGAATTAGTAACAGCAGCTGAAGCTAGAGCAGAAGGTTTGAGCTTAGACGGAGTTGCGAACAATAGATGCATTACTAAGCAACAGTTCAATGATAACCTACCGTCGGGGGGGGGTATTGTTGACGCTATAGATTTATTAAACGGTTCACTAAGCGGCAGCACCCTAATATTCTTTAATAACACTACTACAGACACTACAATGGGTATATCAATCATGAATATGTATGGTCAAGGCACATCGGCTACACCAGATATTCCTGCTTCATCCATGGTGGTATACCCTATAGCAGGTGTTATAAGAAATGTAGCTTTGTTTGGCAATAGTGTGATTGGAAGTAATACTTACGTAGCATTACTATTAAATAATGTAAAGAATATAAATTACTATTCTAATCATGAAACAGATAAACTTATCGTAGGAACTAATCAGAATTTGCCAGTACAGGGTATACTTGCCGTTATGTGTATAAACAATACATAGCAAATATTTAAAATGACAAATAAAATTGCAACAGAACAATATTTAATTAATTTAGCTGGTGGAGGTACAAATACTCCAACCAAGTGTGCCACTAGAGATAGAGTAGAGTTCTTCGGACTTGAAACTAACGATAATTACGCTAATAATCAGTTAGTTAAGGAAGAGGATATACAGTTGTCAACATTCCAGTATGACTTCAATATACATGTTTCAATAACTAACTCTGGGCTTACGTCTAAATCCTATGACTTTGTAGCAGATGTTTACATAGATGGAGTTCCAGATGGGTTTATAACAATTCCTAGGTCTGGAACTCTAGACTATCAAGGGGCAACTTTCTTTGACAGAAACTTCCACTTTAATTTACCAATTGATTTAACTAATGTCTCTAAATTATTGTTCACTGGATATTTCAGTACATACAGGGTGACCGTAGATGCAGATAGTGTAACAAATAATGCAGTATGCCAATCTGGGGTAACTACTGAAATACCAATAAATCAGGCATATATAGGAGGTGACACAGCTAATATTTCTATAAATGTAATTATATAATGAAGTTTGTAACATTCTTAAAGCAAGTATTCACATCCCACTCTGGCATATCATCTAAGAGACTCTGCGGAGTAGTAGGGTGGTTTGTCTGCTTGGGAGTGTTAATATACTGTGCAGTAAACGTAATCCAAGCTCCATTAATGATAGATACAGTCTTATTATGCTGTATGGGATTGCTTGGCATAGATTCAGTAACAGGTATATGGAAGAGATTTAATAATAATGACAAATTGAATAAGTAAATGAGAATAATACCTAAACTACAAAGAGGAGACGTCATAGCATCTGATAATACTAAAGTAGTTAGGCCAGAAGTTCATGAACCAGTTAAAGCTAAACCTAGACAGTATTCTATTGTAGATTTAGGTGGAGAACCTTCTGATGATAACAGATCAGCTGCTGATAGGAATAAAGATTACTGGCATCCCATTAAGGGAGCTAAAGCCAGATTTAAATCTTCTATGTCAAATGAAACTAATCCATTAGTTGGCATAGAGAGAACTATACTTCCTTCAGCAGCTGGTGCTGCATTAGTAACAACTCCAGCGGCTGTAGTTGGTGGAGCTCTAGGTAATACGGCAGTAGATAAACTTACTGGCGGTTGGGGAGAATGGTTAGAAGACAAGACTGGACTTCCATCTGAAATCGGAGTTTATACTAATCCAGGAGCTTGGTACGGTGGTGCTAAAGGGTATAAGATTGGCAAGAACAAATTACTTACTAAATCTATTAAAGGTGATGCTGACTTAGCTTGGAATCCTATCAATAAGAATCATTGGATATTTAATAAGGAAGCTAGAACTCCCTCTAACATAGTAATGGCTACTGCTAATAGAATTGCCCCATTCCTATCTAAAGTTGAGAAGTTACCATTAAAGGTAGCTGCATATAACGCTGCAAAACGTACCAATGGTAATGCTTCTGTGAGTATGCAGGATATAAAGACTATGCCGGCAGAGTACACTGATTCAGCTATATTAGGTGGAGGTAATCTAGAAGGCAGGAACTTACTAGCCAAATATATCTTTGATGAGAATCCTATAGTTAGAAGAGCATTCTTTAATAAAGATATAAAGAATATCAAACCTATCAGTAAGAATGAATCTAAACGTAGTTTTAGTCATGGAGACAGATATGAACAGCTATATCCTGGAATCCATAATAGAAGATATGAAATGCGTTCAGTAGTTCCTCAGGGTAGACCACTAAAATTTAAAGGGACTTCAGAGTTTACTGAATACGCAGGGAAGAGTCCGGTTAATAAAATACTAGGTAAGGAGGGAGATATGGTAATGCGTGTGGGTGATAATGAGTTCATGACCTTCAGAACACCTGGTATTAATTATGTCGGACGTTTAGTCAAATTCCAAATGGATAAAGGTAAGTTGAAGCAGACTTCTCAAGATATGTGGAAATTTAATCCAGCTGATTACGCTAAACGCTGGGGAGGCAAACCTGTCAACTCAGAAACTGTTAGAGTAGTTAAACAAGCTGCATTAATGGATAAAGTGGGTCGTCCATTCATATTACAACAATCTAACCCTATATGGATAGAAGGTAAGTCTATCAGAGATCCAAAATTAGTAACTATGGCACATGGTGGAAGATTTGACTTTAAGAAGTCTCCTATATTAAAGAAGCAAGAGGAGTTGAGCGGTAAGAGGGATATGCGCAAGAAGTTCATCAAATCAAGTCGCCCAACATATAAGAAACGTATTCGTAAAGGACAAACAGGAATGAGATTTGTTAGTTATAATCCAGTAAGTAATCCTACAATAGATTATACTGACATTACTAATCCTATTAATCCATTCAGTGAATATAATTACAACACAACTTACGATAAACCAGAGGCTTTAGTAGTACCAGTAAGAGATACTAATGAACCTGATGTAGTAGCTAATAATCCTACAGCAGAGCCAGTAATTAATAAACCAGTAGCTAGTAAATCTGTTACCGATAAACCTGTTACTGCCAACTCAACTTGGAAGAGTCCATATACTAACAGAAAGCAATGGTCTACAGAACTTATTAATGCCTATAAGAAGGCAGGTATTACTAATGATAATGCAATTAGAATGTTATTAGCACAAGACGCATTAGAATCTAGTTGGGGTAGGTCTGCACAAGGTAAGTACAACTTTGGCAATTTAACTACTGGTAGTTCATGGAAAGGTGCTTATGTAACTGGTAATGATAAAAATGCTAAAGGTGAAGCTATTAAACAGAAGTTTAGGTCTTATAATTCTATGGATGAGTATGCAGCAGATAAGATACAATTCTTAAAGAGACTATATGACTTTGATGAGAATGATGATATTAATAAGTTTGTAGCTAAGCTTACTGGTTCTAATAAAGGTAAGAGAAGATATGCAGAAGCTACTAATTATGCTAAAGTACTTACTGGAGTATATAATGGTATTCCTAAAGGTGAGAATGGTATGATTATTAAGTATCAGAATCCTGCACATGGTATAGCTAGAAGAGATGCTATTAAGGATTACAGACCTGATATTCCTAATAGAATTAGAAGGGCTACTCCTGCCGAACATATTCAGTCCATGATAAACATATATGGGCAATCAGAACAGCCTACAGTAACTTCTGATGCTAAAAGTCCTTGGCAGCATCAACAAGCACAAGAAGCAGCTAGGAAAGGATATGATGATTATATGCAAGCAAAGAAGTATGAAGAAGGTTTGCATAATTTAAATGGAATCCTTACCTTTACAGACTATGCTACACTAGCAACAGGATTAGGTAGTTTACTTAGTAAAGGTGCATCTATGGCAGGTAAACAAATGGCTAAACGTGCAGTTGGTAAGGAGTTTAAAAGGCAATCTAAGCATTTAGCTACTCCAGCTAATAATTCTCTTTTAGTTGATATGTCTGGAGTTACTCCTAGACCTTTAAGTGAATTTAGTTCATTAAGTGATGCTGAATTAGCTAAACTATTACCAGATTATGCACATCCTAATTGGCAGGGAAATGGATTTAAGTTGGTGAAGGAAAGACTATGGAATGGTGGCTTTGATAGGTTGGAGAAGTATGGTGATATATCTAGATATTCTCCAAGCCAGAGAACAGCCATATTAAATAGTACTCCTAAGATAGAAACATCTGCCACACTGGGAGAACAGCCTGGTACTGGTTTATACAGACAATCATACTCTGTAAATAGAGATGTAATAGGTAAACTTACTGACGCACAAGCTCAAGATGTAGGTGCTCATGAACTAGTGCATTATATGTATAGACCAAGTAAGGAGCAAGAAGCTGAATTGGCATATAATGTTAGACAATACTTTAAAAGACCAGAAGGGCGTGATTACTTCCGTCAGAGTAGAGCTACCGAACAGACAGCTAGAGGAACTCAAATCAAGAACTATTATGGTCTAAATGAAGGTAATCAAGACATCACACCTGCAATGTGGGAATATGCTAGAAGAAACTATGTTAAAGATACTGGAATAACTAATAATATGTCAGAGTGGCTTAACAGCGTAGACGAAAGAGATATTTCTGCCTTCGTTAAGTGGCTTAGTAATAATGCGCCTGTAATAGCCGCTCCATTAGTAGGAGGAACATTATATGATAACAAATGATGAAATGACTTCTGAATTATCAGAACTAATTTATGAGGATTATGGTAAATTTCAAGTCCTTGATGAAACTGGTATTATACGTACTGATGAAGAAATAAAGGAATTGTATAATTGTAAAGGAGAGTTTGGAAGTACAGATGAAGTTACAGATATGAGTTTCTAACCTATATTAATAAGAATGAATTATGATAATGAGTAACACATTTGTACCATGGTGGGGTGATAAAGAGGTAGTTACTGAATATGTAGCTCCTGGAATTAGATATATAAGAGATGCCAAGACAGGTGAGCTTTTGGCATTTATAGAGGGAGAGGAAGATGATGATATGCTAGATGAACAACCTAGTAACAATACTTAACATTCTTACATTAGTTTAATTGGCTAATAATCAATAACTTTACATATAGATATACAACTGATAATAATTAAATGGATTAATATGGATAATAAATGGACTAAAGTGCAGGAACATCCCGTTTTAGAATGTGGAGTAATGACTAAAGAAGACGGGCAAGTAAAAGTTACAGCACTATTTAAAAGTAACAACAGTACTATAATGGTGTACAATAAAGAAGATAATTATGTCTTTATGAGAACAGAAGGAGGGGTGAACTGGCATCCTATCCATTCTGTCCCAATGGAAATAATTCAACAATTATGCTGAATGTTCTTCTCGAAGTTGTTGCCTTCTAATATATCAACTTCATCAGCTTTGAGTTGCTCATAATCAGCATAGTATATAACGCCTATGTAATTTGATGCTTCTATAATATCTCTGTCATCACGTTCGTGGTCTTCTAGCCTTTGAGGAATATTGGTATCTTTACCACAATAAATTAATCTAGTAGTAGTTTCATCCTTATAGAAGTAAACATAAAGCATACCAAACTCCTCTACTGGTTTAAAAGTAGCAGGTAATGTAAATACAGAGAAATTATACTCTTTAAGTGATTTACCAAATAATCGGAGTGGAATTGTTACTAATGGCATAATCTTATAATTTAATGGTTAAACAATACTGCAAATATAACAATTAATATGACAGATGAATAACTATAAATCTAATAGATGAATTAATATAACAATAAATATGAGTAAAATAGTAACACAGGAGATACAGCTACTATAACTGTTAATGTTACTATATAAAATAAGCCCGAGCCTAGTAATTAAACTAAGTTCGGGCTTTGTTGTTTATAATAAGATTCCGTCTCGGTAAGTGGGAATACGTCAGAGCGCACTGGCGTAGACCACCAAGACGAAGATGCAAAAACTATCTTAGGCTTTGTGCCTTTAGTGATGATGCTATATCATTACAATTGAACTGTAAATTTATAGATTGCATATCAAAGTAAAGGATTAGCCATTTATTATACTCCTCATTTGTCATAGTTCATCAATCAAAACTTCCAAAACTAGCTACTAAGCTCATTGGTATGTGTATTGTATCTTTTACTCTGCGAGTACCGTCCTCATCACAATGATTCTCAATACCTCTTCCCAATATTATTGATTTGTCGTCCATATATGCCAAGTAGCCCACTGTGGTTATCAAATTCTCATCTGGGCATCTTCCCATTCTTCTTCTAATGTATTATACAACTTAATAAAATCTTCTCCTTTATATTCACATATACATTCATTATCCTTATTAAAGATAGTAAGCATGTGCATATCCTTAGATTGTCCATTGTCTATATAAGAATACATCCCGTGTACCAATACGTATTCGGGATGCTTCTCATTCCAATTATTTACAAGTTCCTTCATCACTAAGTGTTATTCCATTACTAGCATAAGATATAAATGTACCTGTGTCATATGGTCTCCAGCCACTATCATCTCTACGTATAGTAGTTGTCTGTCCTACGTTAAATTGTGGAATCTCTACTATGTTATCAAGAACTCTAAATAAGTCCTCTATTGATAAGTTTGGAAGTATCTGATGTAAATTCTCTAATGTCCTTCTAACATCAATCATAATAGTATATTTTAGCAAATTGCACACCACCTATACTAATATTAGGCAGTAGTACTTTGTGCAGTTCTGTAGATTCAAATGTATCTTTATATTCTCTAGGAACTAACAGAGTATCGACATGATGTCCTCTAGATAGGAAATTTTACTATCATCAAAGTCTGTAAGTTCCAACATAATGGCATTATGATGCCTAGGACAATTCCCACTAAGTATTATCATATTACTTCTCCTGTAGTAAAATTCTCATCTCTTCCTTCCAGTTCTTATACCACTGTTCATTAATAAGGTCTTCTGATTCAATTAATTCAATCAAATCTTTAGTACCATTATGAATTTGGCTACATAAATACTGTGCTAATTGGTTCTTTAATTCATCCATAATTATTAGTCTTTAGTTTTAACATAAAGTTGGCAATGGCAAGCCCCTTCTTCCATTTCCCTAAACTCTTTGCACATACATATTGTATCTTCATCTCTTACTAAGGAGCATGGGCAATATTTCTTACCATATTTCTCTTTATTCCTTTTAAGTCCTGCTAGGACTGTTTCCTTTACTTCTTTATTATCGGTTACTTTAATCATTGCGCTGACGCTGTATACAGTTCTATGTTTAGGTCTATTTCCCCACCAGTAAATCTAAATACTCTACCAGAATTATTCATTTTGACCCACTTTCCAGATGAAGGGAATGTTACTCCTTCTGCCCAATTCTCAGATTGAGAATCTACTGCTAATGTAATTTGAGACACTTGCCTAAGTATCATACATCCCTCAAAGCGTATCCAAACAGGTGTATTATATGGGGCTTGGTTAGGAAGTGCTAGTTTCTCTAAGTAATATTTAAGAGGATTTGCCAGAGTTTTAGTATATGTTTGTTCTCCCTGCTCTAATCTTGGAGTAATTGTAAAGTAAGTAGTATTATCAGAATACTTAAATGGTTCTCCAGCTACTGAACTCTGATTAACAAATGAGAAACGTACTCTAAATTGCTGTATATTATTAATTGGCATATCCTCCCAACCATAATGAAGGATTACATTTGGAGTAGTTATAGCTGCCTCTATACCTTCTAACTCCACTAACTGATTATCGGTATAACTAAATCCACTTTTAATCTGACATCCTAATTCAAGTGCTCTAGCTTTAGTACAGCACTTATTATCAATTACCGAGAGAGTTCCCCCCCCCATAGTCTTAGCTTCTAATTCTGTTGCTATTTTACTCATGGTTCTTGTATCGTTCTGTAATATTAATTAAATCCTTGTTGTCATGCAGTAACTCTAGGAAAGCCTTGTCTACTGCTATATCAAATGCAGTATTAGTAATGATTGGTTCTTTATGCACTCTCTCAATCTCTTCTCTAATCATTTGTTCGGATAATTGAGTGTATAATCGTTTGTTATAGTCATTATACCAAGGCTCATTGAATGTTACTATTATGTCTTTACCTCTCATAAATATATTGTCTTTAGTAATCCAGGTAGGTAATACTTCCAACCTGGATATATGTATGCATTTCTATATAATGCTTCTTCCACTAATTCTACCTCTTGTGTTATCATTGATTAGCCTTTGCTCTTTCTAAATAGTCTCTAGTTTGCCATCATATTCCATGGAGCTACCTTATTTAGTATTTGTAATAGCTCCTCACCACTTATGGAGTCTCTATGTTTGAGTGTATGAAGTATTTCATCCTTAAGGTTTCTAATATAGAAGTCTCTCATATGTATGTTAGCATATAATTCCTTTATATACTCTGCTAATTTGTAGTCTTTAATAATTCTAGAGCTCTCTGGTCTACATTATCATAATCACCTGGTATTTGTTCTAGTTTCATTGAAGTTTCTCTAAGTTCTTTACTATCGTGAATAGCTCATCTGGTTCAAATGACGTAATATCATTAATAACATCAACCATATACTCTTTAACTTCATCTAGAGTCATTATTTTAAATTCGTCCTTAGACAGACCTTTAGTTTTGATAAATTTACTAAATATATCTACAATCTGGACTAAGTTGTGCTTATCTTGCAAATAGAACTCACCCTTCTCGGGATGAGATGCTAATTTAAATATATCTGCATTGTCTGTAATTACTTGTTCATATTCCTCATCACTAAGAAGATTCATTAATGCTACAGCTTTATCGTATAGCAATTTAACTTCCTTCTCTTCATACTGCTTATTAATTCTATCAATATGTCTCATTATTAGCGAATGTTATTATAAATGCAAGATAGTTGCATTAAATATTCAATACCAGCTCCATTAGCTAGTCCGTCTTGCAATTTATTTAATAATTCTAATTTTACATCTGTTGTTTTATTGTCTAACTTCACCCAGTTAGTTGCCTTTGATTCATTACATCCTAAATCAGTATTTACTGGACATTCTGACAAACTAGTCTTTAATATTTTTACTTCATCTACTTCTTTACTTGTTAAGTCTTTAACTTCTTTGGCCATTGTTATAAATTTTAATTGTTATTAAATTCTGCGATTTAAGTTCGCAAATATATTACTATTTAATTTGACAATACAAAATTAGTTATATATTTCAATATTACCAAATGGTAATATAATTATTAATATATATTATATATTGCCAACTCAAATTCACAGTTAATATTAAGTATATTGCCAACTCGGAACTTCATGACGCGCTGTGGCAATCTGCGCCCCTGCGGGGCTTGCTTGCAATTAGTAAGATGAATAGAAATTAATATATATTGCCAACTCACAAGTACGGGTGCTCAAAATCACACCCCTCCCACTCCCGGGGTGGGTTGTCATATTATATATTGCCAACTCGGATGCTAGGTGAATATTGCAAGATTTGTGTATATTGCGGATACGACAGGTGTGTTACCCCTCACACCCCTCACCCATGTTTGGAGAAAGTCAAAAGATTTATATCATTTGGTTTTGCTTTATAATATTCATTTTAAAATTATTAGAGTTATGTTTACTTATCTTTCAAACGGTTATGTTTTAGTTAATGCTACGCGTTGTATAATCACACGTGAAGAATGTGAAGAGATTAAAGCAAACCTAATTTAAAAGCTAATCAGAACGGACAAATAAGTCCGTTCTATATTGTTTCACTAATAAATTATTAAACTATGAATTTAGCAGAATTACAAGAAGTTAACAAGAAGTTACCGAAAGCAAGCAAAAACGAAATTGCAGCAGCTTTAAACCGTTTAGGTGTGAATCCTGATTCTATCAAGGTAGGCGACAAATTGAAGTTTCCCGCTGAAATTAACGAATTTAACGGAACAATCACAAAGGGCGTTGTAAATGGTAATACGTTCTTTCAAGTTGCCGTTGAGGTCAATGGAGTGGCAAGAAACGTATCTATAAACTCTTTGTTCCGGTCTTTCAATGATAGGGAGAACGGCAAACGTATTACACCGGTTGATATTCTTCCAGAGGCGGACAAAGACAAATGTATTTTCAATATGTTTGAAAATAAGACAATAGCGGAATGTCTTGCAGATTTACAGGGCACAGAGGTAACCGCAAAGGCAATAGAATCATTTGAGAGCGTTCTAAGAGACGGCAGCCAAATGAACGTCAATGTTATTGCTTACTGCAAAGAATAACAAAGTACTTCTTATTGAAAGGCACATTTAGAAAGTCTATTTGTGTCTTTCTTTTTATTATGCTTATTCAAATATATTTATTAGTATGTAGTTAGCCGAGTAGTGAAATGAAAGCGAAGAAATCAAAACTAAGAACTGTATTTGGACGTAATCGGAACGATGCAATTCATGCAAATAATGGTATAATGTATAAACTGACAAATCCTCTGTTTGAGGAAGCAGTAGGCTATTATTTGCTTGAACAAATCTCCACTTGGAGTGGGACGAGATATAAAGTACTAAAGTACGTAGTTCAGACCGTTTGAATGTGTAAAATGAATATTATTAAGAGTATGTAGGTCTGTGATAGATATGCATACTCACCTTTTGTTTGAGTTGACAATAATACTATATATTTATGGACTACATCGAAGACGATTTCACAGATGCTCTGATTGACGCAATTTGTGGGGAACTACATCGAAGACGATTTCACAGATGCTCTGATTGACGCAATTTGTGGGGAAATTTGAGTAATAACGATTAAAACCTCATGGTGTATAGGTTAGCCATGCGCACATTTATGGTATTCGAATACATTCATCCAAGCGGAATTAAACTACGTCCAGCTAGACCTTTGACTAACAGCATATTATGCATTTACAATCCAATTAGCAACGAATGGATGCATTTGTGTAAAGAGGACATACATGGACATCTAGAGCTATTGACATGCTTTAGTAATGGTGCTACTATGTATCAAGTGATTGAAGGTCTTAAGAAGGTAGTAGAGTATTGGGGAGATGACTATCTCGTAGGTCGTAGAGACTTTTACAAAGAGATTATAGACATCTATTCCTCACACCGATAACATCACAGGGTTTAGCTCTTCTAAGTAGTTGCAAATCCTTTACGTGCAAAATGGACATAATGCATGTATTGCCCAAATTAAAACGTTCCTGTTTCACGCGTTAAAGCAGGAGTCTACATATTTCATAATTTTAGACACCTGTTTCTTACGTATAGAAGTATGTTAGATAGGTTACTAACACTGTACGTAAGTTTCAGGTATCAATCATTAAAACCTGGCAGTGAGTAGGTTAACTGCCAACTTATCTATGACTAATGAATTAGCAGAGGAATACAGAGAGCTTAAACGTAACTTAATACCCATATTGTTACAGACATGTGGTAAAGAGCGTTTATGTGATGCTGTAGACAAATGGTTATTAGTAAAATCCGGTATCAAAGTAATATCTAAATCATGGTATGAAGGTGGATTGCCTGGTAAAGAGTATGTGGTAATTAAGGATACTTCAGTACTTGCTAGCTATCCCTCTAAAGGTGCTAATTATGAACATCGTCTTGCGAGGTATAGAGCCTACACTAAGGCATTTAACCATGTAAGAGAAGAATCCTATACAGGTTGATAAATTTACCAAAGTACTTGTCAATGGAGTAACACTATGCCTTATCGGAACTTTTGAAGGTAAATCAGAGAATGACTTTATCAAAGAGATATCTGGTAAGGTTTACGTAAAGGCAGGTACTGATTCGGTAGATGTTATTAATCTACAAACTAGAAGAACTAAAAGATATAAAGTTCAGTACACATGAAACTATACTTTAACTATACACAGAACTTCATCCTTGCAGATTGTGAGGGTGAGGTTATTGATATGAGAACTGGCCAGCCTTCTGATGCCAAACTACAATCTCGTCTTAATAGCTACAAAGATGAAACTACATCTAAGTGGATTCCTATTAAGGACTTAGGAGATTTGTATGATATGTCAGATAGTGATGTGACAGTTTCTGGCAGCTTAATCACGATGTCCATTGACGGACATAAGGTTACAGCTAGACATAAGGTGTCAGCAGGAGTTAATTATGTACAACTGAATGGACACTTCCCTCACTACTTCTGGAAAGGATTTGCTAACTTATTAACTAAGTAACAATGTTATCGCAGATACAGTTTAGGAAACAGAGAATACCATGTACTCTCAATCATCAATCTATTACCTCTCGTGAAGGTAAATTGCTTCTTGGGTTTGGAACTAACCAGCCCATGATGCCGAAAGACAAATCGCCAAATATCAAGTTCCCTATGAGACATCTGATTTAAATGGCATGCTTTCAGTTATTATTGATTATTCTATTATTAGCAGTGTAACAACAATCTAACCTTTAAACAATGGATATAAAGAACAGCCCTATAGTTAAACATGCAATTAACAATGACAAATCTCTTCTTCCCGGAATCATCGCTTACAGCTGCAAAGAAGCTATGGTAATGGCTAAGAGAGAATGCGGTGATTTTATAGACTTCGCCAAGGAGTGGATACAGTCCTCCAAACAGCTTTGCGAAGAAGAGAACATTCCATGGGAACAGATTAGGGCAGCAACTGGAGATTCTATTGATAATTATATGTCATAATCTCCTTTCCGTCTAAAAGAGAGTCTGATGAGTCGTTGAAAATTACGACGAAACTTCACTATGATTTGGCACGTCACGGTGGAGTCACTCTTAACCAATATTAGTAATTATGAAACTCACTAAGAATAAGAAAGACAATATAATAATTAGTTCTGCTATTGGAGCATTAGTAATTATTAATATCATGTTGCCTACAGCTGGCGATTTTACATATGTAGCCGGAGCTATAGGTATTGTTGCGGCCATAGGAGTCTGGTTCTTACCAGACTAATCAAATAATTAATAAATCAAACTCTTTAAATTTAGAAGGAAATGAAGAAATTACAAGAACGCCTGAAAGCTGGTATTGATTTCAATCCAAAGAAAGACCCATGCTATGATTCTATCGTAGAAGAAGCTGAAACTATTCTTGGGCATGTGCTCGATGCCGCTGAAGGCAAAGAAGTTCCTTACAAGAATTTCACTGTTGGTGGCGGTTATGATGAAAGGAAAGACCGTGAAATCGTCATTGTTTGTGGTGACGGTGAAGACTTGCTCGTTATGGAAGTTAAAGACGAATCTATTCGTGTTCAACCTCATGAACGTCATGCTGTCACTCTGAATGAGGATGACGAAGCTTCTGCCCGTGAAATCTTTGACATTCTTATGAAAATGAGAGACCAAAGACAAGGCTCTACACTTAAAGTCGAAGAAAGCAAAAAAGCTTTGTTTGAGTTTCTGAAGGATATATCTAAGGCTATCGGTGCTGATGTTGAAGGTGTTGAAACGCCAGAAGAGCTATTAAAAGCTCTCAAGGCTAGAGAAGAAGGCAATGAAGGAGCCATAGAAGATTTGATGCGTGAACAACGCATTCATCTTACTATGCACATGCTTGATTGTTCCCGTGAGAAGGCAGAGAAGATTGTAAAGAACTTTGAAGAAGCTGCGAAGCGTTAATAATGCCAAGAGAGGATTAGTTTAATGGTAGAAGGTTAGTTGCGAACTGGCGGAGGGAGTTCGAATCTCCCATCCTCTCCCAATCATTTTAAAGTTTTGTATAGTTTAGGCTTGCCCCAGTCATGTTGTGAAACACACTTGGGCTTTTAATTAATAAGTGTATGAATCAGAATGCAGTTAATTCTTTAAGGAATGCCAAGAGGCATATTCTTATTAGCGATGTTGATAAGTTCAATAGCCATTTATTGTATCACATATTAAATGTTATATATGGAACGCATGACCATATTAAATTGAATACGATACGTGAAAGACTTGAACGTGAGCTTAAATGGTCATTGGATGAGCATATTCCTGATAAGGATGTAATTAGAGAATGGCTTGACAATGATTACCCTCTTATATGCATAACAGAGTTATCGTTTGACAGTTGTATTAAACTTGCTAACGATTTCCCAGATTATGAAATTGTAGTTTATAGTTGGATGAAACATGAAGGAAACTTACCATTTTAAATGGAACAAAAAATAACTCGTAAGCTGCCAAGTCCATAATGGGTACGCCACTCAATGTGGCACAGGAGGATACTGGCTGCTATATTCATCATTTTTAATGAGACTCCTGGCACGAGAGTATAATCGTGCCGTTCTATGGGCCTAGATTTGGCTTTGACAGGCGATTACAAGTTAGTAAGACGTGTAGAGTTCGTACCAACTCTTTAATAATGATACAAACAATAGTTGCTGAAATCGACTACAACAGAATGGCAGCCTAAGCTGCTGGCTTATCTATTAATTTAGCTCTAAGTCGGGTTAACGGAGAGACCTAGAAACAGAAGAGGTTTGTATCTAAGTGCTATAACGAGGCCTGCGGGGAAGAGTCATAGTACCTGCAAGGTTACAGTGAAGCTTAGATGCATTAACTTGAAAGCCAAAGGTTAGTAAAGCTGAAATCTCCTAATGTCATAAAGCAGATGGAAGATGTGGTCCATGAGGTGTGACGAATCTCTGAAATATCATCCGTTCTCCAACGTAAATGGAGTGGTGGAGCGACCGTTCGGTCAAGCCCAGTTTGGTAGTTTGTGAACAACTAAGTCGTAGCCTTACGAGGAGACGTAATTGGTGAATTAACACTCAGCTTCTTAGTAAAACTACCTACATGCTGAACTCAACAGCTGATGTAATAAAATAGAGACACACGTAATCTTATTAATGAGAGTTGTCTGGACGAGGGTTCGAATCCCTCTAGGTCCACTATTATTAACGTTTAAATATCAATTTTATGGGATTATTTATTATTGCAGTGATTGTTTTACTTATTTGTGTATGTGTTTCACGAATAGGGTCTAAAGACCTAAGAGAAGTTGCAGTGGCAGTTGAGATTGTATTCTCAATATTAACAGTTGGAGCAGCGATTTCGTTACCACTTTCTATCATGAACAATATTAAGGTTGTCAATAGGCATCATGTACTTAAAGAGATGCTACAATCTCCTAATAAGAAGTGTGATTATATACTGTATAATGATGCTTTGGAAGTTAACTATGCTATTATGGCACATAGGAGTTATGCAGACAACTTCTGGATTGGAATATGGTACAATAAGGACGTAACTGAATTGGAACTATTAAAATGAAAGCAAGGTTATTAAAGAAACTTCGTAAGAAGTCAAAGAAGCTGAAATTAATAAGAGGTGAGGATTATCAATACATAGTTACTGACAATCCTCATAACATATCCGAACCAAAGCTTGATACTTATTACAGTGGTATATTCTACCGTGATAATACATCTGTATTTGACGACGCTATTATTAAATGGTTTCATCAATGTAGACGTGATTGGATTCTATCCGAGATTAGTCAAATACGTATACGGACACGCAAATCTCGAATTAGAATATATAAAGAGTAATTGTTTCACTAAAAGTTATTGAAATTATGGGAAAGAGGTCAATATCCGACGATGACATCGTTCGGATTTTTAACACGGTAAAGGCAATGAATCCTGGGCCTTTTAAGATTACAGATGTAGTCAAGGATTTAAAGAAGAATGGCTTCCCAAGGCCAGAGAACTTCATGGCTGTTTTGCGTAAGCAAGGAGTTATTGAACCTGACGGTGCTATCTATACTAAAGGATTTATGTGGAAAGAACATGGCCCTTTGTATAAGACTAGAGTCATTGAATTGATAACTATCAGTAGGAAAGAAATGGCTAAGATACAGAGAGATGCATATGCTAAGAGAATGGCTATTAAAGCTGGCACTTACGTAGCACCTCCCAAACCTAAGCCACAAGCTGAAATGGAAGCTGTTACAGAAGCGGAAGAAGACAAACATCTGATTCCTATTACACAAGCTGAAATGGAAGCAATCAAATTCCTGAAATCAAGAGGTTACAGAATCACTAAATTAATAACAGTTGAACAGATAGTATGAAGTTTACAGTACAAGGGAACACGCCATTCAGTGCACACATTTGCCAATATCTATATGATTTGGAAAGCAACTTTGCTAAGGAGAAATTATCATTGCCACTTAGTCAGATTATAGCTCATATCTTATATGGGACTAAGAGAATCAGACTTGGTAATGAAGCTATTCCGTCCGAAGCAATCACTATTTTGGAAGAATGTATTGAAGCTAATCAGCCAATACCAATCAATTGTATCTTCGGTAGTTCTGAATCGGAGAAAGACTATGTTGATGTTGCTGAATTTCAATCTCTTCAAACGTTGAAGGATATAAGCAGGAGAGTTGCTAAATTCTACTATCCAGGCTTGAACATAAGACTAGATGTAGTAGGCGATTCAAAATACGTTAGTAAGGTGACGAGACTGGCAACAGTCCTGGGTGGTTTTACCATAGGCACACACCAATCAGCTATTAACGTATCATTCGCTCACTACCGGCCAGCACACTATTATTACAAGTCTATTCCGTCTCGAAACATTCTACGAGGTGGATATATTCCAGCTTGGGACGGTAGAGGTTATTTGTACTTAGAATCCCCACATGATATTGTGAGTATGATAACTACAGCTGACAATCCTGACATTCTTTCGACGACTGTGGTGTTAGAAGCAAACGAAGAGACGGTAGACCTTCGTGTGGACTATCTAATACCGTAAATCCACTATTGACGAATGGTGGTAGCAAAACTTGGTCTGAAGAACCAGTAGACATACTCCGGAGTATGTCTATGACTTAAAGGCTATATCAAAGAGTTGAAACCTGTATCTATTCGAACAGTAGGAGTTCACCTGATTAAGCATCAGGAAACAGTAGTGCAAATCTACTATAGATATTGTGTATAAGAGAGAATCTACACGGTCTGTATTATATAATCAGCATGCAGATAGGTCACCAAGCAAACCTCTTTCCTGCCTGGTCAAGTGTGCATTACGGTCTGTAAGTGGCGAGCGGGTTAACGTATGTCCGATTGCCGTAATGCCGCTTGTTTATTGTTTAGAATAAAGAAAGACTCTCATAACAATAAATTTAACAAGAGATGGAAATGAAAGGAGCACAAAGGCCAAGGAGGCCTTACCCTAATGCCGCACGTCAAAGGCGGGATGAGAATAAACCTAAGTTTGTGGATAATAATCAGTTATTCATAGACCAGTTTGTTAATCTTAAGAAATGTCTTCAGCCACGTACCTACGTGCAAGTGACTAAAGATATGTATCCTTTATGGAAAGCTAATCCATTACTATGTACCAAGTTTACTGCATATACGAGGATGATAACTCGTAAATGTAGAATAACTACCCCGGAAGGAGTTATACAGCTTGATACACAGCAAGGAGAAGGTTTGAAAAATGAAGGTATAATGAGGATGCTGTGGTTGGCAATCTATCACAAACCCACATTCCATGCCAACATTGCTTATTTTGCAGCAGCTGGATGCTGGAAAGATTTCATTACTATGATGGCTTTAGATGTTCAACTCCATGGCTTTAAGCACAGATTGGATTGGGACTTCTTCAAGAAAGTCATATTTGCAGGTCTTGCTAATGGTCAGACATGTGATTTAGTAAAGAAGTATCTTCCCCGTGTTCGTTCCAGTGTTGCATGTAAGACAGATGAGGCAAAAGCACGTAACACAGTAGCCAAATTCTTGGCGGAAGGCCTTTATGGTAAACCTAAGGACGAAGGAGACTATTCCACCTATCGTAAATATAGGAAGATGAAGAATAGCGGGAAAGCAGCCCAATGGCAGCAGTTAATCAGTCAAAAGAAATTCTTGGAAATTGATTTTGACACTGTTACTGGAAAGGCGCTGGCACAGCTAGTAGGCTCTAAATTCCTCAAACATCAAGGTCTTAAAGAGAAGTATCAGAACTGGTTGAAGAACCGTAAGAAGCCCTCTAATAGCGGATTTCTACATACTTTATTCAAACCATATGGACTGGATAAAATTGCCGAAGAGATTCCAGAATTTATGGAAACTTCTATTAATGCAAGTTTCAACGTATTCGTTGATAATGCTAAACGCAATAGAGTAGCTCCGTTGTTGGTAGTAAGAGATATAAGCCATTCTGCTAATGGTGAGATAGAGAATAGCGAAACATCTGCTTACAGTTTGGGTAAAGTATATGCTTTATATCACTCTGAACTACTTCCTACAATATTCAAAAACTCCTATGCCGTGTTAGAAGATAACATGGTTCTACGTAAGTTCAAAGGTCAGAATGTCATTGAGAAATGGAAATCTGACAAAGAAGAAGCATTATGCCAGAATCCTTCTATTGTTAATATAGCAGAAATGCTGTGTAAGATGAAAGAAGATTATGGTGTAGATGAAGGAGAGTTCCCTAGAGGTTGTGTGGTAATTACTAACCATACATATTTTACCAAGTTGAACAACCAAGCATTCGTGGAATTTAAGCAGAGATTGCTTAAAGCAAATTTCAGTAAGGAATTTGTAAGGGCGTTCAAAGTTATTATTTGGAGAGTTCCTTTAGCATATAAAGGAAGACCTAATGTAGCTTTGGTTCCAGGAGTGTCAAATTGCTTCTTAGTAAATGGACTTAATAATTCAACATCCTCATTTATTACTGGAGAGAAGAGGTTCCAGGTGCCTAAAACCACCAGAGACATTTTTAAGCATGCTATGAATCAAGAGTTGCTTAATATGATGATTCTAGAGAAGGATGTTGTCAAGAAGAATGCAAGCGTGCAGAAGAAGCCTGTGAAGGCCTAAGTATTTCGCGCACCGTTTATTTAATAGTTGAATTAATGTTCTGATTGGATAGAAGATAGATTTCATTATGCATGGAGAAGAGCGCATATTTGGTATAGTAATCTTTGTGCATATCTAGTGATACTAGGTGGGAATTTATTGGATGATTCCATAGGGACTGGATAGAGATATAGTTCAGTGGTAGAACAGCTAAAGTCAATCTTTAGAAGAACATCAGTTCGAATCTGGTTATCTCTACACCATTTTATTAATATGATTCTTTCAACATATGCAGTGTCATTTCTATCTCGACTCATAGTCATTATTACGAGTTAAAGTATCTGCAATTGTTGAATAACTACTAAGCTCATCGGTTCGAGAGAATATGTGAGCTTAGTTTAATACCGAGCAAACTTCTATCGTATTTAATACATATTAACTTTTACATGTGGGGAAGATTCATTACCTTTGCACTCACAATTCACAGTTAATATGGATTGTGTGATTCGGGCACGTAACCGGTAATTGGTAGCCGCGTAGACTGTAAATCTACTCCTTAATTGGACTGGAGGTTCGAGTCCTCCCGGGCCCACTCACACTGCGATAATTAAATACAATATCTGTTGAGGTCAAACTCGACAAACCCTTCTATGGTTCGAGAGAATAGTAGAAGTAAACTGCGGGATTCGTATAATGGTTATTATAACAGCCTTCCAAGCTGAAGATGACAGTTCAATTCTGTTATCCCGCTCATTATTAATAATAGATGAGATTATGTGGAGTATTTACCTTCTTGGCATTATTTGCAACCACAAGTAAAGCATCAATCAATGAGTCTGCTGCTACTAATGGAGATTATAAAATCAACAGAGTGCAGTATGAATTTATTAACGAACTAACCATTTATAAGGTATCAGGACCTGGTATTCCAGGTACTAAGTACGTGCTTAGAGATTCCGAGAAAGGTGGTTTATGTGTATTAAATCCATGAGTGAACACTGTCTTATTAAGAAGAATACTCCAGAACTTCGTAAGAAACTAGAGGATGCTGGGTTAAGTGTGTGTATATGTACTACATTTGAGGATGCTGATTGGCTTAGTTGCTGGGGTTCTCATATGTCATATGATGTACATGGTGTGTATCCGGATGACGTGGACGATTTGTCTAAAGAAGCCTATCTGGAGATGTATCTCAAGGAAACGAATCCGATTATATGTGAATCGGATGATGAGTTTATTAACATGTGTAAACAAATTAAAGGGAAATGATTATGCGAAACCAATATACTCCATTTGAACTAAATGGCATAGTAGTCAAGGAACTTACACTTGAACAGTGGAATCAAATTATCGAATAGTTGATGAGTTGTGGGTAATCTCGTAAAACCCTCTGTCGCCCCATTACTTCAGTGGTAGAAGAGCAAATTCTAAACTTGTATGGCGTTGGTTCGAGTCCAACATGGGGCACTTGCGGTGGTGGAGCAATGGTAGCTTACTGGGCTCATAAGAGACGACGTTCGAATCGTCCGACCGCAACTACAATCATTGTACATTTGCATTTTCAGAATGCTAAGAAGACAAACAGCAATTTCCTGTATGTTGGCATAAGTAAATGAATCTATTGTCTTCTGATGATGGGTGTATAACTCAGGTGGTAGAGTAACACGCTGATAACGTGTAAGTCCTTGGTTCAAGTACACCCACAATACAACAATTTTCAATAGCTTTGAATAAGAAGTCTTACAGCACGAAAGAAAGTGTTTCATATTTTATGATTTTAATTAAACTAAGAGACTTCTGTAGTTATGGGTGTAATTCAGTAGGTAGAATGCTAGGTTTGGGACCTAGTTGTCGCCAGTTCGAGTCTGGCTACCCATACTCCCCGTGGCATCCAAGAGAGGATGCTGATAATCCCATAATAGCAAATATGGACAACTACTCAGTTCGTGAGAATAGAGTAGTTTTAATAAGAACCATAATTAACACAATAATATATAGTTTCACTAAACAATCATCAAATCAACCCAACAACTTTTAATTTATGATTTGATTAACCTGTTTCATAGTTAAGCCCATAAGTCGTATTGATATGTGGGCTTACCCGAGAGGTTTAGGGGCCGCTCTGCAAAAGCGGTTAGGACGGTTCGATTCCGTCAGCCCACTCTCGATTTAGTGAAACATAAGAAGGCGTACAGCACTAATCATTGTACAGTTTACATGTTTTTGATAACGCGCCTTCTGCGGATGATTCCGGAGCATGTATGGATATGCTATAGACTTTTAATCTATAGAACAGGGTTCAAGTCCCTGCGGAATCACATATGTACTAAGATTGTACATGATGTCAAAGAACGAGTTTGACCACTCAGTCTGTGAAGATAGAGTGGTTTATTTAGATTATTAATTTAAAATCAGATACATTTATGAGTAAGATTATTGGAGTATTGTTAGTAATTGGTTCTGTTATAGGAACAGTTGCTTGTATAGCTCAACATCAATTTAATCCATTCACTGGAGTATTATTGTTGCTAGTATTTTGCTTTGGTTGCTGTTTAGCGATGAGCTAGATTATTTATTTATTGACTAAAACTGATGTATTATGAGACTATTTAAGTTAATTAAGAAAGCAGTTCGTTGGTATTTCAAAGTGTCAGCTGATAGCTACACGTGGTATCCAACAGGAGTAGTTCCTTACCATAGGGATTAACTCCGATGCAATCGGGATAGGTCAATTAAACATTTGGGAAGGAAGCTTAAGTGGTATACAGCTGCGGCCTGTTAAGCCGAAGATAGCGAGTTTGAGTCTCGCCCTTCCCGCATTATTAACATTAAATTATAAGATTATGCATAGTTTTGGTGCTTACATTGTGGGAGCTATAGTGCTAGTAGTACTGTATTACATCTTTAAAGATTCCACAATCTAAAATTGATGCGTCCTTAGCTCAATCGGTAGAGCCCCTGTCTCCAAAACTGGGTGTGTTGCATGTTCGAGTCGTGCAGGGCGTGCTTATTAATTGGAAGTATGGCAGAGTTGGTCGATTGCACCGCACTTGAAATGCGGAGGTCCTTCGGGGTCCGGGGGTTCGAATCCCTCTGCTTCCTCAACTAATTTGAGTGTACTATGAAGTTTAAAGTGAAATTAAGGAGAGTGTCTACGTTAAGTAGAAACCAAATTTGTAGAGTGTACGAATCTGGAATGCGAGAAATGGTAAAACGTCCCACATTAGTTAGAGTCCTTCTTAAGGATTACAAAACTAAAGAAGATGTTAATGCTTTACTTGAGCAATTAAGCGAAGCAAGTAGAGCCGCTGAACAGGATTTATATGCAGAGTACCCAAAGTTGTCCAGAAAGGCTAAGAAGGAACTCAAGAAAAGGTTGAATGCAGTCAATAATGCCTATTGTATTGGTATTACTTTATTGCTGGCTGAATCAGATGGCTTATAAATTCATACCTACTCGATATGTAGACAATAACTCCAAGTTGTTGGCAAGAATTTACTTAAATAGACAAAATTCTCGCCGAGTGGTATTACGAGGATACTATGATTTTGATAAAGAGAAGTTTTACATTTCATCTATATCAAAGAAGGCTAATACAAGGTCTGTGATGAAGTTCTTACTAAAGACTATAGAATGTAGTAGATTTCATTGGGAGTATTCAGGTAACTATGATGATAAGCTCTATCAAGAGTGGTTAAAGGAACATGCAGTATTTAACAGATTGTAAAATTATCGTATGAAAGGAATTAATTTAACAGGATTGGATATGAAGAAGTTTGTTGGAACCGGCTACAACCCGTCTCAAGACATTATTAACACTAATGATAGAGACGATGGAAGAACTAAGAACGGAGAGACTGAAGGATTCACTAATCCAAAGAAACAAAAGGTGGAGGAACCTAAAGAAAGACCAGAAGTATATTACTAGGATTAAACTCCACGCTGCCTACTGGTATAATCCAGATAAAACGGCAAGAGGTAGACATTGGACAGAATTATATAATTCTAAATATACGTTTGCCTACAAAACAACCAGTACTCCTTGTAGTTGTCCTATATGTAAAGGAGAACGCTATAATAGGAGACAGTTTAAGAAAGAAACAAGAAAATTACCTAATCTAGAATAACTGAATGGGTAATATAAGAAGGCATCAGCACTTTTACTGTGTCATGTAGTTCAATTTGCCTTCTGATGATGCTCCAATAGCTCAGTGAATAGAGCAACGCCCTTCTAAGGCGTGGGTCGTAGGTTTGAATCCTACTTGGAGTACTAATAATAGTTAACATGATTGGGTTCATAGAGTATTTAATTAGTAAAGGGTATAAACCTTATCGCAAGGTAATGTCTAAGAAGGGTTCTACATATGTAGAAGATTCTAATATAGGATTTTATTCTTCTATGTCAGAGCATATTGACCTTCGTCTTATTAAAGGTAAGAAGGAAGTAGTGTATGGATTACATGAGAGAGGACATTCTCCTACTCTTATATATCCTAGACCTAAATGGGTTAAATCTGATGCAGATATGGATAGACTATTTCTGAATTATTCATTTGAAGAAATTGCTGAAATGATAGGTTTAAAATAGTGCACAATGAGGAGGGTATGCATGTAGAGTTCTATAACATGCTATGGGTTGGAGTCGGAGACTGACAAGAACAGTTGGGGCATGACTAAGTAATTGTGCATTTTATAGGTTATCAGACCGGTAGGTAACCTTCCGTAATCAGTCGGACGTTGGGAGCTGATAGCCCTACGATAGTGTGGCTAAATATAGGGGCATAGTATAGTGGCAATTATGTTAGCCTTGCACGCTAAAGACCCGAGTTCGATTCTCGGTGCCTCCACTAGGTCTAATAATTTAGAAAGTGTTGAATTTTATTGGATTCGAACTTGAATGTTCGTATATTTGTGCAGTTAAAATTGTGCAGTTAAAATTGTGCAGTTAAAATTGTGCGAATATTATGAGCAAATATAACAAGGAAGAATTAGAGAATTTAATACTAGTCCAGAATTTGTCCTATGAAGTAATCGGTAGGCTATATGGAGTTACTGGAAATGCTAATAGAAGTCGTGCATATAGGAGACAAAAGTAAAATATATTGAACTTAAATTGAAAGGTAATGAATCGAGAAGAATTAGAAGATTTGAAAATAACCAAGATTAGTGAAGAGGAATATGAACGCCTTAAAGATTCAGACGAAGGAGAAGCTATGGAAGTGTCAATTGACTCATTAAAAGCTGAACAAGAGAAGCTAAAGGAGTCAGCATCATTACTTGATGAAGCAAAGAAAGCCTTTTCAGCTTATTGGTTCTTATTGTCCCTCTTTATAGGACAGAATCTATGTTTGGGTGCTGTATTGTGTCAAATCTATTCAGCATGGTCTAAAGGAGAATCCTTCGGATTTATGGTACTATGTGCCATATCAATAATAGTAGCTGCTTCATATTCATGGAATGCAATAAGACCATATCGAGAAAGATATAAGAACTATAAACAAGTTCGCATTGCTTATAGTCGCCTGGTCGAAGCTAATAGAGCTGTGTTGGAATTACTAGAATATGTAGAATCTAAGCCCAAAGAAGAAAGAGCTGAAGAAGCCGAAGAGTTAGCAGAGCCAGTAGTTATGGCTGTGGCTGAACTATTCTTTGCTAGAATGGCATATACTAGGGCACTAAAAGAAGGATTAGAGTTGCAATAACTCAATATGGTGGCATTAGCTCAATTGGCAGAGCATTAGGTTGTGGTTCTAAGGGTTACGAGTTCAAGTCTCGTATGTCACCCAATTCTGCTGTTTAGGTATAAACGTATCATAAATCTTCCTGTTTGGTTTGACTTATTCAGCAGAGTTATATTTTATCTTGAAACGGAATGCCGAGGATGTGGTTAGGTGAAAATCCTAAAGTGGAATGTAGGGTACGTTGCGTGACGAAGTAATGGGAGTAGGTGCGATGGCAGCTTAATTAATGTTGAGGCCTCGTTAATATATGTATAGCTGTACAGCACCGAAGGATTTAGACTGTCCAAAGCAACTGGCGTAATAAAGCATAAAATCCAGTGAAGACGTATGTGTAGGCAGTATGGGGCGGTAGCGCAGGTGGTCAGTTCGCGCTGGACTGAAAATCCAGAGATAATGGTTCGACTCCATTTCGCCCCACTTTAATAGATTAAATAATTATTAGTAAGATGGACAATAACTTGTATTATATCTTAGGAGGCATCGCCTATGGTATATTTATCCTACAATTCATAATATCATGGGTTGCTGGGGAGTTCGATGTCGACGTAGACTTTGATGGTGATGCTGATTTTGATGTCAGTGATGTTGTATCCTTTAAAGGATTTATCCATTTCTTCATGGGATTCGGAGGATGGACATCTATTAAGCAATTATTAGGTTATGAAGTAACCTGGATTGATTGGTTAATAGGATTCTTTATAGGTCTTGTATTTGTATTTATGCTGTATCATTTATATAAGTTCTGTATGAAATTGCAGAACCTTCCTAAAGACGAACCGAAGACTAACTTAGTTGGCAGAACTGCTACTATCTATGTACATTTAGGTGAAGGGCGCCATTTGGCATCCGTGAACATAAGTGGAGCATTGAGAGAAGTAGAAGTTGTATCTCTTAATAAGAAGATATATCCTGTCAATGAGCCAGTAACGATTCGTAAATACGAAGACAATAAATTATACATAGATTAATACCAATTTCAAGATGGAAATGACATCATTAATTATCGTTGGTGTAGTTGTACTAGTTGCAATCATCACTATCATTGGGATTCTATCCCGCTACCGTAAATGTAAATCTGACGAATTGTTGGTAGTTTATGGTAAAACAGGCTCTCACAAAGAGAAAGTTAGCGAACGCGACGCTAAAGGTAATCTGGTTGACAGAGAAGTTGAAATTAAAACTGCCAAGGTTTATCATGGTGGTGCAGCTTTTGTATGGCCGATTATACAGGGTTATGAAGTAATGTCAATGCAACCGATTCAATTGAATCTTGTATTGAAGAATGCTTTGTCAGCTCAAAATATTCGTGTAACTATCCCTACCACTGTAACTGTTGCTATTAGCCAAGAACCGCTGATTATGCAGAATGCTGCTAATCGCTTACTAGGTGCTGATGATGACGTTAAAGAAAGTTTGATTTCAGATATTGTTTATGGTCAGATGAGGCTTGTTATTGCTTCGATGACTATTGAAGAGCTTAACTCTGACAGAGACAAGTTCCTAGCTCAAGCTAGAGACAATATCAATACGGAATTGAACAAACTTGGTCTTTATCTGATGAATATCAATATCAGTGACATTCAAGATGCTGCTCAATATATTGATAATCTTGGTAAGAAAGAAGAGACTAAAGCAAGAGCGCAATCACAAGCTGATATCGCAGAAGAAGAGAAGAAAGGAGCAATCCAGATAGCTCAAACTACGAGAGAGAAGGAGATTGCAATTGCAGCAGCTACTAAGGAGCAAGAAACTATAGTGGCTGAAACTAACAGGGAGAAAGAAGTTGCTATTGCTAAGACCACTAAAGAGAAAGAAACTCAATTGGCCGAGCAGCATAAGGAACAACAAATTGCTGTTGCAGAGCAAAGAAAGGAACGTGAAATTGGTGTGGCTACAGCCCAAACTGAAGAAGCTTCCAAAGTTGCCGAGCAAGAAGCATTGAGAACTGCCAAGATTGCAGAGCAGCAAGCTTATGCAACTGCTAAAGAAGCAGAATTTACTGCCAAAGCTGAAGCCGCTAAGGCAGAAGCAGAAGCAGAGAAGGAAGTTCGTATGGCAGTAGCAGCACAAAACCAAGAAGCTGAAACTGTTAAAGCACAGCAGGAGAAAGAAGCTAAAACTGCACAGTATGAATCAGAAGCCCGTCAAAAGGCAGCTGAAGCAGAGAAAGCAGCAGGAGTAGCTGAACAGAAAGCTACTATTGAAGTTTCCAAAGCTAAGGGAGAAGCAGAGAAAGCTAAAGCTGAAGCTGAAAGAGTAGCTGGTACTTCCAAAGTTGAAGCTCAAATGGCAGTTGCTAAAACAGAGCAGGAACGTCAGGTAGAAGTTAATGAAGCTAAAGCTAAAGCTGAAGAAGCTAAGCTTAAAGCCGAAGTGATTATACCTGCCGAGAAGGCCAAAGAGAAAGCTAAGATTGAAGCAGAAGCTGTTAAGAGTGTAGCCATTCTTGAAGCAGAAGCGGAAGCAGCTAAAATCTTGAAAGCAGCAGAAGCTAAAGCAAATGCTACTAAGATGCAACTGGAAGCAGAAGCTGAAGGTACTAAGAAGAAACTTCTTGCCGAAGCTGAAGGTAAGAAAGCATCTTTAATGGCAGAAGCTGAACAGAAACAGGCAATGGAAATGGCTCCGGCTCTTGCAGTTGAACATATGATTAAATCAGGTATGCATCCTGAAGCAATCGTTCAATATGCAATGACCGACAGGTGGAAGGAAGTTGCTGAAGCCAACGCTAAGGTATTTGAACATATCCAGCTTGGTAATGTTACTGTGTATGGTGATTCCAACACTGCTGGACAGTTCATGGCTAATATGGCTAAGAATCTTGCTCCGAGTTTGGAAATTGCCCGTAATTTGCCTATTGCAGATTCGCTTAAGCAAATAATCACTGGCAAGAAGCCAGAAGAATCACCAGCTAAAGGTGACAATTTTCCTCCTGTAAAGTAATCCTTTTACAGTGAATTTCTAAGAAGACTTACAGCATTGAGGTAATCATAAGCGATTGATATAGCATAAATAAGTCTTCTGTGGATTGGAGAGTTGGGTGAGTGGCTTAAACCAGTCCCCTGCTAAGGGACCGAACCTCAAAAGGGTTCCGCTGGTTCGAATCCAGCACTCTCCGCGCTGGCTAATAAGAGTTTGCGAAAATCATTATTAACCTAATTATTAGAATTATGGTGAAGGTATTAAATTCAAGAGAATTGAGGAGTATAGATTTAAAATCTATTCCTGATGCAGTTATCTTAGCTTTTAATACTTTAATAGTTAAGAACTGGAGTGGTAAAGCTTCTGAATTTAAGCAATCAGATGTAATAGCCTATGTAGCATCTGAAGGTCTAACTGAAGAAGAAGTAATTAAGAACCATTGGTTAGATGTAGAACCTCTATATCGAGAGAATGGTTTTGATGTGAAGTATGTAAGATGTCCAGAAGGCAATAAGTTTGTATTCTGGAAGGCTTAATAAGGTATACTGGATTCGACTAGTGGTTTAGGTCGACGCACTTTCTATGCGTAAACAGGGGTTCGAATCCCCTATCCAGTGCATTAGTAATGAATTAATAATTACAGCTTATGAAAGAATGTAACAAAGTATTCTTTGGCGAGAAGGGACTAACCCAAACTTCTGCCAATCACCTGGCTAATATAGCTAAGGAAACAGTAGAATCTAATAGACAAGCTTTAGATTCTGTAGGGTTTGTGAATGTCAATATTAGCTTGCTAAGTGGAGGTAACTCTAGGACTGTGAAGACAGGTAGAAATGAGGCATATCTTGATAATGTGCCCACATTACTTCAAGAAGTTGCTAATATGAATGCCTTCTGTGCATGGATTCGTGAAGCTATTAAGGCTAGAGAAGAAGAACTTGAAATTATTAACAGGTACACATGGGATTTATATGCTACAGACGTAGCTGGATTCAAGTTGGACACCCCGATTAAGGGTCATATCCTTACCGAAGAGGAAGCAATTGCTTCATTGAGCATTGCAGAACGTATGGAATATTACAGACTAGAAGCAGAAGCATCTGCCATTGGTAAGTATATTCATCCGATGCGTCCGTTTGCAAATGCCCGTAGAGCTTTAATGGATGCCTATACTAATCCTACTAAAGTTGAAGGTTCTGGTACTGACACAATCGTGTACTCGTATGACCCGTCTGTTAGTAGCGATAAGGTAGAGAATACATTCTTTGCATTACAGCAGAAACACAGAGACATATCAGCCAGACTTAATAAGATTAAGTTTAAGATTGATAAAATGGTAAAGGATTCTGAATATGAAGTCAATCAGGCTTATAAACAAGCTGTTGGTAGATTCAATTTGGATGCCAAAACCCTGTCTCAACAATGTGAAACTTGGAAAGTTGAAGAACGTAAGAAACTATTGGAACTTAAGATAGTAATTCCTAATGAGTTACAAGCAACTTATGAATTGCTAACTAAGATTTCCAATCCAGATAAATAGGTGCTATAGTCTTGAATCTCATTGGATTCTAACATAGCTTTGCGTGAGTAGTATGAATTGCATCAAAGACTCTAGTCGATGCATTGTCGACAAATTAATCGTGTTCTGTATTTCATACAGGGACGATTTCCAGCATAATTAAGTATTATTAATTCAAACCCTGTCAGTCTATTGCGAAGTTACAAAATTCCTTTGACTTTGCCCTAGATAGCAATAGGCTGGTCTTTGACTTTAATCTTAATTTTGTCATAGTTGCAATTAACTACTCACGACTATTTAACACACTGCCATCTACTAAGGGTTAGGTAATCAGTCTCTCACACTGAAAATACGGGTTCGAATCCCGTTGGCAGTACCTCGTACATAATCCTTCCAATCAGGTAACTGGTTAGGCAATAATAATCATGTACACTCTAAGGCGACGTAAGGGATAGGAGCTTAGACGGTAGCTAGCACTGTAGTACGCAATGGTGGGATAGAAACGGCTAGCACCCACTTTCTATGAATTGCCATGTCCCATTTGGCACATCTGAATAGTGATTGTGAGTTGGACACACGATTACAGTAAGAGAATGACTCAGCTAGCGGGAAGGGACAATATCTGAATAACTGATTGCAAGTCCAAGCATAGGTTTCGAGGGTAGGTTAAGCAAGCTTCATGGTGCATTCGTTCAGTGGCCCAGGACACCACCCTGTCACGGTGGATATCACGAGTTCGAATCTCGTATGCACCGCTTTCTTTGATTTACGAAGGAGATGTCAGCACACTTGGTAACATCGTCTCCTGTTTATGCCGACTTCGCATAGTGGTTGATTGCACGTGACTTGTAATCACGAGAGGAAACTCCACGTCAGTTCGAATCTGACAGTCGGCTCGATTGTAATCCTAGATGATTACAGTTAGATTATAAATTACCACACAGAGATGCTTATTGAATTTAACATGTTAAATGTAAGTGTAAATGAGCAGTTTTAAAGAGAAATTAAGTAAGAGTGGACAAAGTGTACTTGATGCAAGAGCGCAGAATCTGTATGAATTGGCTAAAATCGAGGAAGACAGATTTGTTCAGGATTGTAAATTGAAAGTACTCCGCATTCAGGGAGAAATCAACAAACACAATGACCTGGCTGTTAAATCAAGAGACTCTTTGAATCCGGGAGAAGGACTGAATCCGGCTGAATGGGTAAGAACAAGACATGAATTGGCACGTAAACTGCGTGTTGCAAAGATTGAACTTGCTCTAGCTATGCAAGTCGATGCAGAAGAATTTCCCGCTGATGCATCAGAATCCATTAATTTGGATGACGTTGCTGCAACTGTAAATGAATAATTTATGGGAGCAGGTAGTTATTCTAGAATTGCTTATGATGTAGAGGCCGGCAGTAGGGGTTTATATACCTCCACTAGGGATGAACTCTTTAAGAGCCATGCCATTAATGCATGTAATACTGCTGCATCGCTTAACAACAATGTTAGGCAGTATAACACGCAGATAAGGCAAGAAATGGTTAACGTGGGTGTTCGTGAATCTCGTGATTCTAAAGAACATCCTTTCTCTACTCCGATAATCATTGCGCTAGACGTTACTGGTTCAATGATGGACACACCTTATGAAATGATTAGAGACCAATTCCCTAAGATTATGGACTCTCTCATTCAACTAGGTGTACGTGACCCACAAATCATGTTTATGGCAGTTGGGGACCACGTTTATGACCGATATCCAATTCAAATTGGCCAGTTTGAGTCTGATACAGCTAAAATCCTTGACACTTTACAATCATTCGTGATTGAAGGTGGTGGAGGAGGTAATAGAGGTGAAAGCTATCTACTAGCTCATATTGTGGCAGGTTATCATACCGAAACTGATTCCTGGTTTGAAAGACACACTAAGGGATTCCTATTTACTATTGGAGATGAACCAAATCTCGATAAGGTAGAGGGGTGTTACTTAGAACGTGTTCTAGGGTATCAAAAAGGTGCTAAAACCATTACTTGTCAAGAAGCTCTTGACAAAGCAAAGGAACAGTACCATGTATTCCACATTCACATTACTAATGCCAGTCATGGCTCAAGGGTTGCTGAATCTTGGAAGACTTTACTTGGACAGAATGTATTGACATGTGCATCTGGAGAAGTAGACAAGGTGATTGTCACCGCAATTAAAGAGAACTATGAGGAGCCTGTTGAAGGCTTAGCTCCTAGTGCTTCTGTTAGTCAGGAATGGCAGGATGTGCCGTCTGATAATAATGACAAATTTTATTAAACTGAAATGATTAGTATTGTATTAGGAACATTCTTTGGAGACGAAGGTAAGGGACAGACAGTTCACAACTTATGTAACAAGTACATAGGTAAGCGAGAGTCTGTATTAGTAGTCAGGTTTAGTGGTGGACATCAAGTAGGACATACTGTAAAGCATGGAGACATAATGCATACCTTTAGTAACTTTGGCAGCGGAACCTTACTTGGAGTGCCGACGTACTGGTCCGAATACTGTACTGTAGACCCAATTACCTCTATGTTGGAGGGTGCAGACTTAGCTAAAATGGGAGTTCATCCCATTGTTCAGTATCACCCTCACTGCCAAGTTGTAATTCCCTTCGATGTCTATTCCCAAGTTAATAACGAAGAGAACTTACGACATGGTACTGTAGGTACAGGGTTTAAAGCTTGTTTGGACCGAGTTAAGGCAGGATACAGCTTAACAGTTGTAGATTGTATGAATCCTTACATACTGCGTGAGAAACTAAATGCCATAGTGGATAACTATTACAACATGTCTAGTAAATATCCTTCGATAGACCTAGACAACTGGTGTAGGTTAGCACATGCTTATTTCTTACATACAGGTACGGTTAATGAAGATTGCTTGTTGAATTATGATAACCTAGTGTTTGAAGGTTCACAGGGAATATTGCTTGACCAAAGATTCGGCATAATGCCTTATTGTACTCCGTCTAATACAACTTCACAAAACGCTTACGAGCTGTTGCGGAAAGCAGGTATACGTAAAGAAATCCAAACTTGTTATGTAACTCGTCCTTATATAACAAGGCATGGTAACGGCCCGTTTCCTTCTGGAATGTCTGTTAGGGATGTCGATGACTCTAATAATAAGTTCAACGATTTCCAGAAGACGCTTAGGGCTATTGATTTCGACAAAGACCTATTCGCACACAGTGTACGCATTAACCGTTCATTTAAAGTTCCTTATAGGAATGAACGAACGGAGAAATTGTACGTATCACATTGGGATGAAGCATCTGACGCAGAGCAAGAAATGCTAGCGAATTTATGGATGTCAATACAACCCATGATATTCGATAAGTTAGTTTAGGAGTCTTCGGACTCCTTTTACTGGGCTATGGTGTAGTGGTAGTCACACAAGGTTTTGGCTCTTGTAGCCCAGGTTCGAATCCTGGTAGCCCAACTACTAATTATTTCAGTTTAAAATAGAATTTATCATGAAGTCACTAACAACACTACTCTTTGAGAACTGTTAATTGTGAGTAAACATGGGCGTTCGGGGCCCGTATCTCAATCGGTTAGAGAAACTGACTCATAATCAGGAGGTTGTCGGTTCAAGTCCGGCCGGGCCCACACAGTTAATAGTTGAATCGAATGAGTAAGGTAGTAGGTAGCATTGACGGCTACGATGTCATTTATGTGGAAGGCAAGAATATGATATTCTGTAAGAATACTATATTACCCTTTCCACTCATTAAAAGAATTATCAGAGGAGGTCTATGTAGGGAAACAATCGAAGAGAAGAACCTGACTATCACTCAAGACGGTTCTATTATTCAACTTGGTTGTTTAACTACAACAAGAGAGAATTGTGAGGCAATCATTAAAGAAGTAAATAAGATTAATAAACCTAATTAAGTAATGGCAAAGAACATTATTCCGCAAGGAACTACAGCTGCTATTAAGCAGAGAGTTAACAAGTACGAGGAAACTCAGAAACAGAGAATGATTGAAGTGCTCCAAAGCAACGTGAAGTATGCTGATGCTCTGGGATTCATCGAAGGTGAAATCAAACAGTCCAAGAAAATGGCAAGTTTCAAATACTCGCTGCTTTGTTGGAAACCGGACGGTGTATATCAGTTGAACAGAGCAATCAATGAAATCTTCGGTTCTGCCGTTAGTAAGGAGGATAACAGTCCTTCTGGAAACAGCAATATTGATACCGTAGACGTTGTTCTGGCAGACGGTTCTCGTACCAAGGTTCCGTTTGGTAAAATCAGCCTTGAAGAATTGGGAGAGGATTCTGAAATCAACATCAACTATGACAATGACCGTCATTTACTCCTTATTAAAGGACAATGCCAGTTCAAATACCAGTCATTGATTGATGATATTGTTGACAGAACTAAAGAGCTGTTAGCATCGGAGTCTATCTACAAGAATCAAGCACTGGAAATCAGCAATCTGTCTGAACCTACTATCATGACACTTGCCGGCATTGAGAAACAATTCATGGTTCTTTCTAAGAAGACTGAATTTGAATTGCAACCGCTACGTTCAAGAATCTTGTATCCGGAGAAATGTCTGGCTAAAGGTATTCCATTGAAGTATGGTTGTTTGCTGGAAGGTAAATATGGTACAGGTAAGACCTTGCTGGCATTTAAGCTGGCTAAAGATGCTGTGACAAACGGCTGGTCATTCGTGTATTTGAAGAATCCTTCTCTTCTTGCAGAAACTCTGCGCATGTGTAAAGTTGTTGACCGTTCGGGTCATGGTGTTGTCGTATTTGTTGAAGATATTGACCAAGTAACTAGAGGTAACAGAGATGCTGCTATGCAAGACATCCTGAATACTCTGGACGGTGGTGATACCAAAGATATGAACGTAATCACCTTGTTCACTACTAATCACATTGAATTGATTGAACCTACCTTCTTGAGAGGTAAGAGAATTGGTTCTGTGATTACCATGGACTGTCTGGACGCTGAAACTGCGGAGAAATTCATCCGTTCTACCTTCACCGCTGAAGAAGGATATACAATCGACGATGATTTGAGTGAAGTATGTAACTACATTCAAGAAGCTGAAATTGCTCCGGCATTTATGGCTGAAATCGTTGAATCAACCAAATCCAAACTCATCTTTACAGAAGAAACCCATGTAACATCGTTCCATATCAAAGCTAGCGTTGAATCTTATCAACGTCAACTTGGACTCGCATCCAAGAAAGCTGTTGTGGAAACTCCGGCTGAAAGATTGGTAAATGCTCTCAAACTCGTTCTGGGTACAGAGAAGCTTGAAGCAATCACTCAGATGTGTGAGTATCAGTGGGAACTCGACCGTAAGGACTACTCTACGGAGAAGAAAGACAACAAATAAACCTTGGAGGGCGAGAGCAATCTCGCTCTCCTTTTATTAACAACTAAATGAAACATTTATTGATATTCCTATTAGTCTTATTAATGTCTGCAACTAAGGTGGATAACACACCTAGAGACTTTCATGTAAGTATAGTAGGAGAAGAGAAAGTAGAACAATTTGAATCCAAATTCCCTCAAATAGTTAAGGACGAAGCTGTGTATATTGCATATCTCCAGCGATACTATAAGGGACATGAAGATGAATTTATCAATTTGATGAAGTAACAATGGGGTAGTGCTGGAATTGGCAGACAGGCTTGGTTTAGGCCCAAGTGCCTTCGGGCGTGTGAGTTCGAGTCTCACCTACCCTACTAGATTATTAACTATTAAATGTATTTAATTATGGTAGAAACTTTAAGTGAGCTGCTTGAAAATGCAGCTAACGTAGCAGAGGACAACGGTGGTAAGCTTTCTATAGCAAGTGCGGCAGTATTAATTGCTGAAGCTTACGAGTTAGGAATGGATAAGGCAACTAAATTATTGACAGAAGATGCCGACAATTGTTGATATGAGACCACCAGCTAACACTTTCAGACATACAACTTTGATAGTAATATGGCTGGTGGTGTGCTTAGTAGGACTAGGAGGATGTAAATCTAACTTAGTTAAAGAAACCTGTATTGACAAACCTGTGTGGACTACAGTAGTTGCTAAGGACTGTTATACCGAAACAGTTAATCAACAGACGCATACTGTATATGAGCTTACACTAATAGCCGACGGTAGGGATAATCAGTTCAAACTACGTGTAGATAAACCAACCTATGATAGAGCTTTTATTAATAACAAGTCAAACAGGCTTAGCTTTAATCTCAATAGAAGTGATTATGGGACTGGTTGGGAACCACTAATTGTTGCATTATACTTCATTATGCTCGTTGGCGGGCTAGCATGTGTGATAATTGAAGGTATAAAATACATGATTGATATTAAAGAACATTTATCATAGTATGGAGAAATTGAGTGCAGATGCGTTACGTTTAGCCTTAGTAACAGCATCTATGGAGTACTATAAGAAGTACGTAGAAGGCAATCAAGACTTTGACAATTCCGAGCAAATCAAAGAGGAGCTTGATAAGTTGGAAGCAGCAGGTTTAGGTAGAACTAAGAATGCAGAAACTCTTAGGACTATTCTCGAGTCTAAGAAGTATAAGTCAGCTTTAGGTCCAGAGAAATTAGACCTGAAGAAGGTTAACGAAATAACATCCTGGATTAAAGAATCGTATCCTGATGCACTGGTTGTAACTTACGAGGATTTCTTTGCAATCCTGAAGAAGTACAATTTGTATTGTGGTCCAATATCGACCTTCAGCGGATTCATTCCAAGTGAGAATGTGTCACAAATAGCAAAGGCTTCTAACGCTTTGAACTCTTTAAATCTTAACTACGTCAGTTGGGTTGAAGCTGCGAGAATAGATTCAAGAATGTCTAAGGACATGACCAAACGGCTTGTTGAGTATTTCTCTAGATTCCCATTTGTATTCAAAGGTATTGACCGTGGTTATCAGTACATGAGGTCTATAGGTGGAAGTTATAAGGAGGAAGATTACCTACATCTTGGCACCTCATATTTAGACCATAACACTTGGCTAATTGCAGCGCCTTATGATACTATGGAGAATAATATTCGCATAGAAATCTTCTCTAAAGCTGAAGAAGACCGTAAAAGAAGGTTAGAAGACCCAATAGTATTTAGGGCTACCAAAGTAGGTATCGTGTCTATGTGGGGAGAAGAAGCATCAGACAGCATGTTCGATAAATACCGATAAACATGTAATCCACCACTTAAATGTGAGCAGGTGTAGAAATGACTATAGGGCTATTTCAGTTTAGCAGACGTGCTATTCCATAAATTAGCTGACGTCAATAATTGGTAAGGCAGCTCACAGCCCTGCCAGGCGGATTATTCATATATAAGAACATAAGGAGACAAAGCCAGACTAGCCGGCAGTGAAGCAAACGGGAGGTATTAAGGTTGCATTGGTAACGATGTAGACACGATGAGCTTTATGTTCTTATTAATGGCGAGATAGCTCAACTGGCTAGAGCGTGCGACTCATAATCGCAAGGTTGGGTGTTCGAGTCACCTTCTCGCCACATTATTAGTTAATACTTAAAGATTATGTTTGTAAAATTTGTAAAAGATGATAAGACAATAGAGGAAGTATCAATCTCATCAGAGATGATTCCATTTCCTACTGATATAGTAGTGTTAGAAGCTGGTAAATTCACCGTAGAATCTAGAGAATATGATATACTTGATGGAACTTGTACAGTTATATTAGACCAACAAATTACCTGGACAGAACATCCTCAAGAGTATAGTGATGCAATGCTTGCATACAGGAAGCGTTGGAATAATACAATTGATTTGTCATGTGAAGACTTCTTTAAGATGAAACAGTTTGTACAGACTGGTTCCAAACTGCAAGCAGTTAAGCATGTAAAAGAATCTGCTAAATGTGGTTTAAAAGAAGCTAAGGATTTTGTTGACACTTATTGCGATTACGTATTATGAGGTGGTTGTATCATATCCTAATTAATTGGATAGACTTAGTAAGAGATTGATATGGAAACAGCATTAATGATTACTGTAGTCATTGCATTTGTGGCTGCATTAATAGCTATGTTACTAACTATATGGGATTGTGACTTTAAATGGGTTAAGATATTCTTAAGTATAGCTGCTATAAGTACTATAGGAATGATAATTGTAGTTACAATCAAGGTCATGATGTCAGTATAAGGGTATGGCTTGATGGCGAAATTGGTAGACGCCCCAGATTTAAGCTCTGGTGTCCAGAAATGGACGTGTGGGTTCGAATCCCACTCAAGCTACTAATAATTAAAGGAAGGAGGATTTATGAAAGAACTATTAGAAGAATTAAAGAAACAGTATGAGGGCAATAGCGTCATGGAAGCTGTTGCTGTATCTATAGAGAAGGCATATAAAATCGGGTATTCTGAAGGTTTTGCTGCTGGTGAAGAAGCAATGAAGAATCTAATTGACAAGTTAACATCACCTACAATATCTAATTAATATGACTATAGAAGAGTTCCTGCGCAAAATAGTTGAGATTGATTTAACTCAAGCTCAACATGTATTCCATGATTGGGATGCTGCTCTGGAGAGTTATGCTATTAGGTACAAGAAACACGGTTCACCCAATGTAGTTAGGTTATTAAAGATTGCCAACTCATTGGGTGAACTTGTTGATTTATATAGGGGAGTAGTGCTAAGAAGATATCCAATGACTATAGCTTCGTTGAATAGTAAAACTGCCAGATATAATGAGTTGATATCTTACTATAACTACAAAAATGGGCAAGAACTAACCTTGTTTGAAAGAATAAGTAATGGTTCTACCATGGAAGAGAGATTAAACTTTGTATATTTAATGTCTAAAGCCGATGCATTACAAGGAGAGACTATTGACCGAAGGAAAATCCTTCAGAACCTCAGAGAAGGGAAACTCTATGACTCCTCTAATCAAATCTGGCCAAGAGCATGTCTTGAGTCCTATAAATCTTAGCGATGTAGAGGTAGGTGATATAGTATTCTGCAAAGTTAAAGGTAGATACTATACTCACTTAGTCAAAGCTAAGGGAGACAGAGGAGTTCTTATAGGCAACAATCATGGTAAGATTAATGGGTGGACCAAATCCGTATTTGGTAAAGTAACTAAAATACTATAACATGAGTGAACGAAGACTTAAACTTGGTCATAGGAAAGAGTATAAACGTAAAAGCAAGCATACTCGTAATCCAAGTTACTATCCTAGACACCTTACTAAAGTAACGCTAGCTGATTTTGATGCTGATTTCAATTTGAGAGTGTCTAAAGAAGTAGCAGCGCAGAGAGGATATGGTAGAAAGGTATTAGACAAAAGTTGTCATATAGCTTGGGACCACGGTTATGGATACGTTAAAGAATCCAGGATTGTGAAATTCATAGCCAAGTATGTAGGTAAGCCTTATAAAGAGCTAGCCAAAGCCTGGAATGAGTGGATTAAGAATACTGATAAAACTGAATACCTAGACGACTACTTCACCGATTATAGATGGAGACAAGCTTTCTTTAGAGTTGATGATAATGGATTAGTACAATCTGTTGAGCAGACTCCTAAAGGTCGTCGATACAACATTAGTACTAAGCAATGGAAGGAGAACAAGAATCATGCTTTGCCCAAGTTTGGTAAGATTGCTAAACCTCATAAAGCAGCAGACTATTATGATTACTGTTATGGATTTGCCAATTCTAATCCTGACTCCAATGGAACAGACTCTGACTTTTATAGACCGAGGTTGCTAGGTCATTATTGGTGTATGGTTAGTTGAGCGTATGTAATAAGACGTGCAGTTTAGCGCTGACTGTGGGGTGGTTGCAGAACACCTCTTTAGGAATGACTATTAGTGTTTGACTATTAGTATTCTAACCACTGCTCCATGCGGTTGTAGTGTAAAGGAGGGCACATCACTAATTTTAGTATGCGCACAAGTGATAGATTGGGTTCGATTCCCGACAGCCGCTCACCCTGAACCCTGTAATTCTAATCCTATAAGATGTTTGGAAAGAAACAATCAGCCGAACCGGCTAAAGTAACAAGTACCTCACTAGCCGAAGAATCAGCTAAGATTATTGATGTATTTGAGAAAGCTGTTACCAATCTTAAAGAGGTAGCATCTAAAGCTCAAGCAGAGAAAGAGGTTAGAGAACAAGAGATTATCGAATTACAAACTGAAGCTGCAAACCTTGAAGCAGTTTCTAACAAAGCAACAGCCATGGCCGAGAAGATTGGTGGGTTGCTATCATAACATTATGGACAAAATCAGAGACGTATCAGAAATTGATTTCAAAGTAGAAGAAGTAATGAAAGCTAAATCTTTCAATGACTTCGTGAACGGAAATGTAGAGAAAGCTTTCTATTTGGGCTTCTTTAGAAATGAATTGCAACAACCTCTATCTGTTGCTATGCAAATTAGAGGTGATGAAGGCATAGCCTTAGTAAAGAGTTTTGACGAAGCGATGCAGAAGGCTAGACCTTATGTAGAAGAAATGTCTGCTATAGCTGACGATGCTATGGCTAAAGAGGAGTTCACAATGTTAGATGTAGTTAATGAAGTCTCTGACAAGGTTAACTACAAACAGGAGAAAGACAAATTCTATGTCATCTTTATCTTAGGTATGTGGGTTAAGCACCTTATTGATGAAGATGTCATATCCGAAGAAGATGAGGATGATGAGGATTTTGTTGAGAATCCTAATGCCGACGCATAAGTACAGAATATACTGTGATGGTGCCTATTCTCCTGCGAGAAATCAAGGGGGAATAGGCTTTGTCATTTTAGAGGATGACAAGAAGATATTCCAATACAGTAAGATGTATAAGAACAGCACCAATCAGCGAATGGAGCAAATGGCTGCCATAGTTGCCCTGGAATCTATAAAGGAACCTTCTGAAATTACAATAGTAACAGATTCTATGTATATTGTAGGAACTCTTACTAAAGGGTGGAAGAGGAAAGCCAACACTGATTTGTGGGAACGTCTTGATAAGGCTGTGAACAGGCATAAAGTAGTGTCTGTTGAGTGGTGTAAAGGTCATGCAAGTGATGAACATAATAAGGAAGCCGACAAGCTTGCTTATAATGCTAGTAACGAAATAGGATAAACCTATGAAATACAAGAAGAAAGTACAACGTCTTAAAGACCGACAGGCTTGGTGGGATAAGCAATCTGATTCATTTAAGAGAGCTACTACCAGACCAGGTTCAGTTAAACAAAAGTAATTATGAACAATTTTAGTCCTTCTACAGATACGTCTGTAGGCACAAAGAGATTCACAGCCCAAGAAGTGCAATTAGCTTATACTCTAATGGCTGTAGAGTACATGAAGACTATTAAGGGTCTGAATCCGAATCATCAACTAGTTGATAAGGCTGTCAAACTGAAAGCTTTAGGATTTACTAATTCTAAAGAAGTAGGTGATGCTATCACTTCGGAAGAGGACCTTAAAGTCTTAAAATGTTATAGCTTTTTGCAAAGACATTTCCCTGGCTCATTGATACTTAAGGAGGAGGATTTCATTAATCTGAATGTTAAGTATGGATTAGTTGTTGGAAGACTATCAGCTTATAAAGGTTCTGTACCTGATGAGAACATTGATGAAATCTCCAAGGTAATGGCTACTGCTCAAGCACTTGAGGCAAATGAGTATGTTAACTACAGCGGAAACGGTTCACCTTTACGGTATGTTACTGGTATGCAAGTTGCTACTCACCCTATGCCTATTGATAGCATGTCCTATCCGGTTGGAAGGTACTTCATTAGGCAGGAACCTTCCCATATTGGACTTATGTATTTGAGTAGAAATAAGGCTAGAATGAATGCATATCCATTCTTTCATATCCTTAATAAAGCCAAGGCACATGATGTGAACATTGCTGATTCAAAAGAATGTAGCAGTGCTGACTTATTCATTGCCGCTCCTATTGAAGAAATGAATGAAACGATGCAGTTTACAGTTCCGGAAAGGAAGATTATTCCTATCAATAATGACCCATTTGTATTTCAAGTAACTCCAATAGGGGTAATGATTCACTCTAAATGGGGAGTAGAAGCCGAAGACAATATATTCGACAATATTAAACCTTTATAAGATTATGGAATTTGTCAAGTTTAAAAGAGCAGTCCATGCGCAGTTTAATCAACTAGCTGCTGGTGCAGACATGCTCTTTCTGACTAATGTAGACAAGGACGCATTATGGGATTGTTACCTTAATTCCTTTCCGGAGGAAGAGAGACAGTCTCATAATTGCAACAATTGTAAACATTATATCAGACATTATGGTAGAGTTGTCGCCATTAAAGACAATAAAGTAGTAACCATGTGGGAGAACCTACAGTTGGATGAACCTTATGCTACTGTAGCTAGAAATCTCGATGCATTAGTGAAATCAAAACCAGTTGTAGATGTTTTTATCACTCGTGATTATGAACTAGGAATTGATAGAAACAATGTCTATATTGACAGTTTGCAAGGTCCTAAAGTAATTACCTGGAATCATCTCTATTATCATATGCCAAATCAATTGGTGTATACAGGAACTGAATCCGTATCTGCTGTAATGGGGACTTTACGCACAACTAAGGAAGTGTTCAAACGTGCACTGGAGGAATTAACTATCGATTCTATAGAAACAGTTCTGGACTTAATAGGTCAGAATGCTTTATATAGAGGAGAACAGTTTAAAAATGACTTAAGTGTATTCCTGGGTCATAAAAGACACTATGATTCATTACCTGATGAAGAGAAAGACAACTGGTGTTGGGCAAACTTCAATCGTGTAGGATGTGCACGCATTCGTAATACGGCAATTGGTACATTGTTGGTAAATATATCATCAGGACTTGAACTGGACGATTGTGTGACTGCATACGAACGTATCATGGCTCCAGAGAACTATCAAAGACCTAAGTCAATTGTTACTAAAAGAATGATTGAGGAAGCACAGAAGAAAGTGCAAGAATTAGGTCTTATGGATTCTCTGCCTCGTAGACATGCTGCCTTAGAAGATATAACAGTCAACAATGTTATATTCGCTAACCGTGATGCCAAGAAGGTAATGGCCGGAAACATATTCGAGGAACTGGCCGCAGACACTAAAGTTAATCCTAAGAAGTTTGACAAGTTAACTGAAATTAGCATTGATGATTTCATTGCTAATGTGGTACCCACTGCCACTAACATAGAAGTGTTAATGGAGAGTAGGCTGTCTAATAACTTAGTAACTCTTACAGCTCCTGTTAACAAGGATGCTAAGAATCTGTTTAAATGGCCGAACAACTTTGCTTGGACATATAATGGAGGGGTAGCTGATTCTATTAAAGAGAAAGTAAGAGCTGCTGGTGGTCAGACTGAAGGATTCTTAAGATGTTCGTTGGCATGGTCTAACTATGATGACTTGGATTTGCATGTCGTTGAACCTTCATACAACGAAATCTACTATTCTAACAGAACTGGTAAAAGTGGCGGTAAGCTAGACGTGGATGAAAATGCTGGATATGGCAAAACTCGTAAACCCGTTGAGAACATCATATGGGTTGACGAACGTAAGATGCTTAAAGGCAATTACACCGTATATGTTAATAACTTCTGTTGTAGAGAATCTGTTGACACAGGCTTTACATTGGAAATAGAATATAACGGAGAAGTTCGACAATTTGTCTATGACAAGCCCGTTAAACATAAAGAGAATGTTATGGTTGCCGAGATTACTTACAGTAAATCTAAAGGCATCCAAATAAGAGAGCTAATACCCAGTACTAGCAATTCGTCAATAGGCATATGGAATATTGATACTAACAAGTTCCATAAGGTGAACGTGATGATGATGTCTCCCAATTATTGGGATGAGCAGGGTATTGGCAATAAACATTACTTCTTTATGTTGGATGATTGCAAGAATCCGGAGCCTGTTCGTGGATTCTTTAACGAATATCTTAACAGTGAGCTAACTCCTCACCGTAAGGTATTTGAGGTTCTAGCTGATAAGATGAAGACTCCTTACCAAGAACATCAATTGAGTGGATTAGGATTCTCATCTACTATGCGTAATTCCGTTATTGTTAAAGTGGACGGAACATTTAGTAGAACTTTAAAAGTCAATTTCTGATGTTTAGATTTCTAAAACGCAATGATTCTGAAGTTATAACTCCAGAAGTGGTTGACGTGCCGGTGATGACTATTCAGTCCAACATAGCTATGGCTCTTGCTTTATGTATGGAGGAATATCTACGTTCTGTTTCCAAGACATCAGTTGATATTCCTAATAGAGATACATTAGTAAGAGAATACAACACGTTGGTTGATGCTGGGCTAGGTAGCTCAAAGAATGCCAGGCTATTGCAAGCTAAAATATCGGAATATAATCAGATAGCTCTGGATGCCATGCGCGCTAAGAACCTATTTAATTTCGTAAAGCGTGCAAGAGAGGTGTTCGGAGAGAGTACTCTTTTGGTTGGCTCTAAACAATTTGATGAAGTTTGTAAGAAATATAAACTTGTCAAAGGTCTACTAAAACAATACACTGGAGTAATTCCTGACCGCAACATCAGAGAAATCATAAAAGTTAAGCGCAAGCTTAATGGTGAAGGACCAATGTTCTCTGATTTGGGGTTGGAGTGTACTAATGGAGCATATTATTATGTTACAGGTATCAACTATGGATATAATGACAGCAAAACTATATTGAACAATCTGAAGAAATACATAGAATCACATAATCATATAGTTGTTGGTCCTGATATAGAAGGCACACTCAGGCTGTCCAGTATAGTTAACAAGAATCCTGGTCTTCCTGCTGATGTAAAGGGTTTTAGCTATTCTAACATAGTTTCCTTTGATGCTGTTAAGATAGGTAGAAATGAGCTATTTGTAGCTTGCCCTCCTGGTCAATTAAACAATCCAGAGGTTACAATCACTAAGAAGGCAGTAGACCCTATTGTGTACCAGCCTTGTGCTTACGGTGTTCTCATTCACAGTATGTGGGGAGAAGAATCAGAGGACAAAGTGTTTGAAGAATATAAACGTATTAACAATTTAATGCTATAATTATGTTTGAGAAAGCATCTAGAATGAAATTGCGTTTTAACACGCAACGTGGAGTTCTTTCTGTTGAAGACTTGTGGGATTTGCCCTTAATTCAACTTGACAATATTGCAATTGCTCTTAACAAGAAATTGCAAGAGTCTAAAACTGAAAGCTTCATCAAAACCCGGACTAAGGACACTACCGAACTTGAACTGAAATTCAATATTGCAAAACACATTATTGATGTTAAGTTGCAAGAACAGGAAGACCGTCTACTTGAAAGTGAGAAGAAAGCTAAGCGTCAGAAGATTCTTGACCTTATGGCTAAGAAACAAGACGCTGAACTCGAAGGTAAGTCTCTGGAAGAATTGGCTAAAGAACTCGAAGCACTTAATTGATTATGGACTTTGAGAAAGAAATAAAGAAATGGCAGAAGGTGAACAGCTCTGAAACTAAAGCCCAGCTCTTTGAAGCAGTAGATTACATCTGCGCTGATGAGCCTAATGGATTAGTAGGAGTGACTGGTTTGCTATTTGATGCCGATAAACTCAAGAGGAGTATCAATGCTGCGCTTTCCAGGAGAGCGGAAGCTAACGTGGTTACACGTAGATATGGTTTGCGTCAGCAAGTACTATACTTGATGTACTATGGCGAAGAGTGACTATAAGTGCTCTTGCGCTGGAAGAGGCTAAACTTTAAAGGAAGCATGTAAGTAATACTGTGAGTTATGCTGACAGACCGTCCACGTGAAAAGCCCAGTACGTGATACTGGCAAGGGCGGCCGTTAAATCGGAATTGCTTCCTGTATGGTCCTATAGTTCAATGGATAGAACGCTGGTCTACGGAACCTGAAATGGCAGTTCGACTCTGCCTGGGACTACTAACTTAATAAGGAAAGAGATGACTAACTTAGAAATTATTAAAAGATTAAAGACTGCTAAAGACTTGTATGATAAAGATACAAAACCAGGCAGTGATAAGAATGGTGGTATGTGCCACTATATGAAGCAAGCATTCAACGGAGTGTTTAAAGAAGGAATACCTCCCTCTTATAATGAATTAGTAACACTAATTCCGGAGTTTAATCCAGAGTTTCTAGGAGGTAATGTCAAACAAGAAGAAGTGGCTAGACTTGTCTTCTGGTGGCCAGTAGATGAGAAGAAACATAGGCTTGTAGCTTTTGATAAGCTCATCTATTGGTACACAGAAAGAATCAATAAGCACACTATCTTACTAAAAGCTAAGAAGCTGTTTGAAGACCATTCAGAATACTGGGGAATGTGTTTCTGCATTGAACATGCTATGGCTGGCACAGAAAGAGGAATCAACATCTACGATGAACGTGATATAGTTGCTATGTTTCCAGAGTTCAATAGAGAGTTCTTAGGCGCACCTAAAGATAGGTATGGTAAGGCATTTTGGTGGACTCCCGATGACGAGAAGGGTCACAATGCTAGGATTGAAGCATTTGATAAACTGATTAAGTATTACGAAGGAAGATGAACTGGATAAAAAGAATTATGAATAAGTTATTTATTGATAATGAGTCCTATGACATTGAAGAGGACAATATCACTATCTCACAAATCAAGCGTAAAATTTACGTAAATGGTAAATTAATATCTGAAACGAATAAGGATAAGGAGACATCGATGCTAATTCTGTTAAAATAAAAGGCAGACATACTGGGAGTATTAACGTATAACGTAAAGGGGTCTAGTAGCTCAGTAGAATAGAGCGTCCCTCTCCTAAAGGGAAGGTCACGAGTTTGAATCTCGTCTGGACCACAAACTAATTATTAGTTATTATGAAGAATATCTTTAATTTTGGTAAATTGTTGGAAGGTGAATCTATGAATGCGGACGAGGCATATTCAGTTGCCACTTACAATGAAGTGGTGACACAAGAAACTCTAATTAAGAGGTTTCTAGATACTACTGACCAACTTATTAAGGCTAAGAGTGAGAACAATTACTTTAGTCTTGTTATGGATTTGAATGATGATGTAGCTAAAGCCAAGGATGAAATCCTTAAATACTACGAAGATAAACGATTCTTCGTTAAGGTTATTGATAAAGAAGGATATCCTGGCTTAGTTGGAGAATATCTATTCATATCCTGGAAGAAGTGAATTTCTTTATTCTAACATAACCACAGGCATAATTGAGAGTGAAATGCCTGTTTAAGCAGTCCCCACTGCTGTAATGGTGATTTGATTACCATACATTATCTTAAGCCCTTGAGGGTTGGTGTGAATAGACTATTCACATGTTCTTAACATTAATTGTTAACAACAATGACATTCGATGAACAAGACTCTCTTATAGAGTCATTGAACGCGGCTTATGATAAAGCCGGAACTATTACAGATGAAGACATCAAAGAACTGTTTGCCAAGAAGAATGCAATCGCTGATGAAGACGAGCAAACTTCTTATGAGTTCGATGAGTTCTTTGCAGAAGTAGTAAGCAAATGGGCACAAGACGGGCTGACTGATGAGAAAGCTCAATTATTGCTCAATCTTATTGATAGCGCTGACGGTAGTGTGGACGATTCTGAAGACGCAATGTTGGAAGAATTATCTATGGCTGAACTGACTGGCGTGGACATATCCGAAATATTAAAAGATAAGTTCCCAGACTACTTTGAATAGTTCTTATGTATGGTGATAGGTTATGGAATAGACATTCCAGCCAGAATATCACTAGGGGGGGTGTAGGCTCCCCTTCGTTG